TATTTGAATCTTCATGATAGATTTCTTTATTATTCTTATTTTTAATAAGGAATGGAAAATCTTTTACTTTTAATAGTTGTGCAATTGTTTCTTTCATAATTTTATTTTTTTAATCTTTGATCGTCTTTATATTAACTCAATCTTGGTTTCTGTCAAGTCTTTTCTATCTTGATTCTTCAATCGGGATTTAGCGAGCTTTCTAGCCCACTTTCTAAATTCCTGGATATTCTTAATTTTTCGGCAGCAAGAACAGCCATATTTCAGTTCTTTCGTGCCCCCGTTCAGACATTCCTGCTTTTGAAGTTTTCTAAATTCGTCCATGGCTAATTGTAGCTCTGATTAGTCTATTAGTCAAGCAGACAAATAATTTTTATTTGAATCAGTCAAACCTGAATGAATATTAATTTGCTGTCCATCACTATAACCTTTGTCTGCAACCAATGCATTATAATTATTAACTGATTTTCCGGTTTTATAAACAACATCTGGAAAAAACTTGTTAATAGCTTGTTTAAGCATTTCAGACGAATTCACCAGCATTAGGCTATAATTAGCCTGCAAGTCGCTTGCTATAGTGCTTTCCGTTGCTTCCTGCATATCCTTTAGCTTCTTAGATAGACCTTGCCACAGTCCACAAAAATAGCTTTCCCTAGCAGTTTTAACCGTAACTTGTGGATTGTTTTCATAAAATTTATACCAAAGATTGAAAAAAGTATTTGTAAGATATTCATTCAAAAACTTGGCAAATTCGATTTTGTCTTTTTTTCCAACAAAATAAATTTTGCGTCCAATCGAACGATTACCGCCAGTAATAATTTCAACTTCAAAATATTTCTTAATAATATTAGAAACAAATCGTTGAGTAATTGGCAACCTTGCTTTGTTCGTTTCCATTTCTTCCTTTTCAATTTGATCAGAAGAATAATTGGAAGAAACCCTAGACAATTCGATATTGTGTAGAGTAGCCAGTTCAATAGCCTTTTCCATGGCAGCACTAGCTTCATGTTCGTTCGATGAACCGCTAAGGGCAATCAATTTTTCCAACTTAACAAGGATTTTTTCGTTCGGATTGTTCATGACTTATATTACTAGAATTCAGCTATTTGTCAATCAATTACTTCATTACGCTCCAATATCTAAAATTTCTTCGCCTTCACGTTGTCCGATAGAATAATTAACGGGCCGAATTGCAATATATCGCATAGAAGAATCATCAGGAATTTCAATCATGATAGTATCCAGAAGTTCTCCATCTTCGCTAGTCACAGAGATTCGTATTGCACGTAGTTCTTTCATAATACACCTTACTCCGTTTTATTCTTCTGTCAACATTTTATCTTGCCTTTTAATCGTGTCCCAAGGATTTGCAAAAGAATCAAAATATCCCTGTTCGCGCAATTCATCTAGTTCTTCGTCCCTCCAAACAATTTTTAGTGGTGGGCAACCATAATGACTAAGCATAAAGGAAAAAATACTTTGATTTTCTTCATCCGTAACATATGCTGCCGTAGTCTTAGGATCATTCACTAACACAACCTTGCACTCTCCACATTTTTCACAAACTGCATGATACCATGTTTTCATATTATTTTATTGTTTTATTGTTTTAAACGCTTCTTCTTCCGTATAACCGAATCCATTATTTGTATCATTAATCAATATTCCGGTTTCTCCATATTGATATGATACCATATAAAAATCAGAGTTGGGCATACGCAACACCTACTTATAAATCTTTTGTTTCTTTTCCATGTTCTAATTTACATCAATAACAGTTATTCGTCAAACACTTATTTTATTTTTTTATCCGTCTCTCTGCCCCTGTATTCACCAGTTTTGAAATTATATATTTTGTTACATTAACAATATATCAAATTTGAGAAAATATGAGGCTTCTTTCATATCATGTTAATAACCGTTCTTTTACTCATATTTGAGTTATTTCGCACGCCCGACAAAAATTTAATACAAATTGTTCTTTATTCATATAAAGATTACGTAATACTTGCTTTATTCTGTCTGTGCCATTCTTGAACCTCTTCTAAATTTACGGGCATATACGGACAATAAATCACTGATTTCGGACTTCCATCATCATATCTTTCTATAATTGGTTCATAACCTTCTTCGGTAGTTCGGAGGTCTATGAATCTTAATTTTGGAGGTTCTTCTTTATTCATCTTATTGTATCATGAATTAGACTCTAATCAAGCGAAACTTACGACTCCGACTAAACAATCAGGTTTTTCACACGGTTCATAACGTGTAAAATCGTCTGACAATTTAAACCATGTTTCCCCATCTGATTCATGCCAATAATGCCCTTCAATAATATTTGCCCCATGTTTTTCAATCAAAAGATAGGTATAATATCCAAGTTCTTGAATATATTCACAATTATTTTCGATTGTTTCAACCGCCAGTTCTTTAGACAAAAAATAACCCCGATTGGACGGCTTGTTAAGCATGTTTCGCAATCGTTTTTCCTGCACTTCGGGAGGCAAGACAAACCTAGATTTATCTACCATATGTCGATACTGCTCTTCTAGTTCAAGGTTTTCAATCTGTCCCCGAATATAATTAGAGCTAAATCCAACGATTACCCAAATAAAATCATTCATAAAATATTAATTATTTTTAACCAAACTAACACCTTTTTCAGGTAGGTCAATTGTTACTTTATTATTTTCTGCCCATTCTTTAAAATCTTCTGCCATGTATTGAAGTAGCTTTTCAAATTCGACAGGTTCTTCCAAAGATTCATTAACACGAAAAAGTATAAAAACGCGCTTCATTACGTTTACCGCAGAAATCGCTACATCTTTCTTGATTTCTTTTTCAAAATCATCAATCGCGGTTCCGATAACATGTTTATTCATAAGTTATTCTAAAAATGTGATTAGTTTGATAATTTTATTATTTTTATTTAAATATTTTCTGTCAACTACCTTTTCATTTTATTCCAGTCTCCAGCACAAATAGAATGTAAGAAGCACCAAAAATATGGTTTAAGATACCATTTAGAATACATATGGTTCTTCCATTCTTCCCGTGTTCGGCCATCGTTAGGATCATTCACCAATAGAAACGGAATTCCGCACAAAAGAAGGGAAGGAATAAACAAACAAAAAGCCAGAATACGAATTAAGATTTTCATGCTTTATTATACATCAAGGTTAATCGTTGTCAATGACTTTATGTTTATCCACCAGTTTAAATTTCTTTTGACTCATAATTTCCCTAACTTGTTCCAAAGAAATAGGAGTGTAATTGTGGCAGTATCCAGTGCTTTAGTCAATTCGATTTTTAACCTAATTTGTAAATTCAAGTTTTTTGTTGATAAGTTTTGGAAAACAGAAGTTCCAGACTGGAGCCGCTTGTTTCAAATATTTTACAAAATCGGCAAGTTCTTCTGGCTTGGAAGAATTAAAAGACCAACTCATATCATCACACCCAAAAATATATACATGGTCATCATATACCCAAACACGCATATATGCTTCGTCACCAACAATTACTGGTTGTCCTGCATAACGATCCGATTTAATCCAAAACTGTTCAACCACCCTTTCAGAATTTCTATTATAATATTCAGGATCATCTGTCAGGATTTCAGCATAGCAATTAATATCGACTAAAACGGATTTGCGGGCCTTCTTACTCAATTTTCCATCATAGTTTTTGAAAAATTCATCTTGTCGTTTCATCATATCAAATGAACGTCCAGCACTTTCAAAAGAATCCTTTTTAGTCTGATTGAAACCAGTTTTCAACAAACTATCAGAAATATATTCTAGCCAACTAATCATTTGTTCGGTTGTTTCGGGAACAGGAATTCTAAAAACATCATAAACATAGCTGAATAAATTATCAAAATAGAATTTGTCTTCTGCTGGTGTAATATCGAGTTTATTATTCTTACGACGATTTAGAAGTTCCATAATGATAGGAAAATCACAGTTATTATCCTGAATAAACTTCGCAATATCTTCGGGTGTCTGATATAGCGGAGGAAAATGGATAAAGTCGTTCGATATATCGACTTTAGATAAGTCAATTTCACCGTCAGGAAGTTTTGGAAGATCGTTTTTCAGTTTCATATTACATTTTTTATTTTCTGTCACCAACAATTCCAATCCGTTTGCACCTATGTTTATTTGCCTTGGCAACCAATTCTTCTTCCTCGTTAAGGTCTGCCAAGGCTTTCCAATAAGCAGGATTCTTTTCTACTTCTTTAAAATATTTGGCAAATGGGTCATCTTCGGTAGAAAAATTAGTCTTAGCTAATTGCTGTATTGCGTCATTCCAATTCATATAATTATTTCTTCGTTGGTGTTAAAAAGCATTCGTCCATTGCACATATATTAATGGTCTTCCCGTCAAGATTTAATACACCTCTATAATATGTCCTATTTCTACCTAAATCTTCTGTCATACTTTCATCAACCACAAATTTGCAGCCATTCTGGTGTGTTTTATAATTTTCATCGTAATAATAAACAATTTCTCCATGTTTATATTTTGCGCGGGGATTATCTTTTTGATATTTCATATTCATATAATACCATTTTAGATCACAAAGTCAACATTTGATGTTGGGTTAGTATAAAAAAATAATTTTATTTTGTTTTTAGATCTTCTAGTTCTTTTTGGTTAATGGTATAGGCTTTGATGGTTTCGTGGTTTAGTGAGTGAGCTTTTGCTAGTCTATGTACACCGTCAGCTATAAAGAGGCCGTCTGGGTATTTGACGATGATGATTGGGTATTTGAGGTCAGTTTGGTTGGCTCTTTCGATAAATTCTGGATGACCGGGTAGTTCTGATCCTTCTTCGTGTGGAGATGGTTCTAGGTTATGAAGAAGTTTAGAGATTGGTATTTCTTTTATTTTCTTATTTTTTTCTGCGTAGTTGACTATTCGTGGTACGGAGTAGGTGCCGTTGTTATCGGAGAAGGTTTGGTCTTCCATTCTGTAGGATTCAAAGAATTGTTTGAAGGTGATCATGATTTATTTAGTGGTTTTTTTATTTTTTAAGGTCTTGTTACAGGTCGAATATTTTTTGATAGTCATTTGGTTCCACTAGGTTTGATTCTAGTTCGTTTTGCATACAACACCATAATACAGGCTTTTTAAATAAGTGCAACTTTATTATTTTTATTTAAATAAAATCTTTTGCAGGAACATTCATATTGATCAGGATTTTTTCCACCCCTTTTGCAAAATAATTCAGATAAAAATCAGCATCATTAGTAGCATTAGCAGCACTAGCAGCATAAGAAGCAGCATAAGCAGCATTAGCAGCATTAGCAGCATAAGAAGCAGCATAAGCAGCATTAGCAGCATTATCAGCAGCATAAGCAACATTAGCAGTATAAGCAGCATAAGCAGTATAAGAAGCATTAGCAGCATAAGAAGCAGAAACAGCATTAGCAGCATAAGCATTTTTTGCATTTGCTAATGTTTTTGCACCAACTAAATCATTTTTTAATTTTGGAGTAAACCAAAAATAATTTTGTTTTGATAGAAAATATGGAAGAAAATCCGTGCAGGTAAACATCGCCAGTTTTTCTAAAAATTCTTTTCGATCAAAGTTATCATCTGTTCCCAATTGGAGAATTGCCAGATTTCGCATTCCTCTCGACCGTGCAAAATCGGAACTCCAACTTGAATCATTTAGACGAATCTTCAACGCTCGGATAGCACTATCTACACATTTTGGATCATCTGAATGATCCAATCCGAGTGAATAGCATATTGCGGCTTCAACGCACATCTGGCCAGGAATCGGGTTTCCTAGCCCATGTGATAGACCATGTGACAGTGTTTCGTCAATTTTGGCGACCAATTCTTTTGTTATTTCGATGTTCATATGTTTAGTATATTCTTAAATTGTCAGTTTGTCAACTATTCTTCTGGATTATCACAACCAATAATCTCCACTCGCGAATCATCAAAATTGGCACACCGGGAGGGATTCAAACCCCCATAAAATCTTCTTAGAAGGAAGACGCCTAATTCATTCGAGCCACCGGTGCATTAATAGAAATTTGTTACTCGTCTAGTCGTTTTTGAGTGCTAGGGCAAGATATAACAGGATAAAACCGGTTTCAAACTTACCATTCCACTGTTCAATCGGTGCATGATCTACAAACTTTCCGATAATTCCAAAAGCAAAGGATAATCCAGCACCAAAAAATAAAGTAGGTCTATCAACTTTCATAACTAAATATAATCTATTTCTATGTTTATCAGATTCAAACAATTTGATTATTTAGATAAACAGCTTTTGCAAGTCTGCCAATGCTTTAGACTGCTTATTCCAGAAGCTAATTGTATCAATATAAAAATCTATATCATTTAATTGCGCATCTGTTAAATTCATTTTTTCGGATTGAATATCATCTGGAGTGATAAGTTCATCAATTTGAATTATTAGCTTTTTGATTTTTTCTTCTATGTGAAGACTTTTATTCCAACTAAGATTCTTGCATCTTGCTTGATAAAGTTTTTGACTTAGTTTTGCGATTTTCTTATATTTAAGAACTAGCAAGGCTTGTTCGTTTTTAGTTAGAGTGTAATAAAGATTTTGAAGATAGATGAACATATTAGAATGTAGGTTAGAAATGGGGTTTGTCAACTAACTATTAATTTCGTTCAGAATGTCATTTTGAGTATTCTGGTCAAATGGACTTCCTCTATTAGGAATAGCGAACCATCCCTGATAGTTTCCGTTATTAATAGAAATACAAGAATTTTGTTTCCTATTAATCTCCACATATGCGCCACCATATTTTCTGGAAATACGGTTCCAGCGATTTGCTTCTTTTTTGGTAGGTTTATTTTTAGTTATGTTAAAGAAATATTGGCTCATGTTGTAATATAGGTTAGAAATTGGGGTTTTTGACAACTAATTATTTTATTATATTCATCTTTTGGTTCAACGATTTTATTCGTCTTAACATCCTAAACTACGTGAAAGTAGATGAATTTCTTAGGACTGGTCTTTCGCCTGTGACTCGAACACAGATAAACGGTTTCTGGTTTGTGTTTATTTCTAAACTCCCTAGACTATATCATAATCCTATTACTAGGATTTCGGAGGCTATTGAGACTTATTGTTTTCTTACTCATTCCCTAGTCGTTGAACCTTCTTGTTACTTTTTAGAATTCACAAGCTCGGCTGCTGATTGCCTTCATCATTACATGTTCAGGTTTCCAGCAATTCTTCCGATTTTCGATTAACATTACTGTTAAAAGTCACTATTTTATAATGAAACCGCCCCTTTCACCTTTAAGGTAGCGAAAGATTTTTCTACTAACAAAGAACGAGTTTAATAACTTGGAAATCAATTCCGCTAACTCTTTAACTTAACATCTAAACAAACTTTGTCAACTAACTTTTTGAAATTTGGTGTGCTAGATAGGATTCGCACCTATTCACCCGAAGGAACAGATTTACAGTCTGCCGCTACTCTCTAACTTAGCCGCTAACACATTTAAAATTTAGGAGAAGATCGAACTACCATCTTAATTCAGAATATAGTCTTTTGGTTTAATGATTGGCGATTATTCAAATCCTATCATATTTTAACGGCCCGTTACCTACCGCTTATCTCCATTTTATATTACTCTATCCAACAAATTAACCTAATATTTCTCAATAAAGTTTTTATTTAATTGGTCCCCTTGACAGGCCACGATCCTGCACATTCTTACGAATATCAGATTTTAAGTCTGCATCACAACTACGGTTTTCACCGCCATAAACGTTTAATTTGTAATTACTTACATTTCAAGTTTTACCGTTTTGTTTGTGTGCTGGACTATGCTTTCATCTTTTAGTTTATTTCTAAATTAGATGGGTGATTATAGTCTCTGCACGTCTCCTTATATTAACCTTATCTCCTAGTCTGGATAGTAACTGATAACATAAGGCTTTATTAATTACACCATACTAGATTTAACGTCATTTAAGATTTCGCTCAACGTTGGGAGTTTTAGAGTTTTACGGACTTTTACCGTCATTTATGCGCTCTTGCATACATCTAAAATTAACCGTTCATTGAATTTACACCATTTAGATATAGATTTCTCTATAAATGCACCGTTATAATGCGTCTGCCAATTCCGCCACAAGGGGATTAACACTAACAAAAATTTTGTCAAAGAACAGTTTAAATCAAACTTGGGAAAATCTTCCCTTTAACTATCTTAACTTATCATCTTTTAGCTCTTTGTCAAACTCTTCTTCAACTTTAGTGACTCGTTCAGCTTCAATTTCCCAAAAATCCGAGTCTTGATCTTCGACAATTAGATTACCATTTTCGCGAATATCAGCAACTACTGCACAGAATCCGCCATAGGTCCAAGCATCACTTTCGTTAGGCTCAGGCATTAACACCGTATCAAGAACATTAAATTGTTTATTCATATTTTATATTACTCTATTTCTGTTGGTTTGTCAAATGTTTTGGATAATCCATAAAAAATTCATTATATTTTCTTTTGGTAAAATTTGTGTCTAACTACAGTTTCTAAATTAGTTTTTTCAGCAATCATGGGCAACATCTGGTGTCTAACCCAATTTCTTTGATATTTTAAATCATTGTTTGTTGGATCAAATACCACCCATTTCATTAAATCGTTTTTCTCTGCCCATTCTACCATCTGTTCTTTGGTTGTCAACAAAAAAGGATGATAAATCGTAAAATTGGGAAAAATAGTTTTTTCCTGAATTGGTTTATATTCTGGACAACCCTTGAGGAAATTCATAAAAAATTGTTCTACACAATCTCCCAAATTATGAGCAGTCACATAATTAGTATGCCCTGTTTGTTCAGCCATATAGGCCAATCTCCATTGTCTGAAATCGTTTTCGGTCTGCTCACCTATAGATTGCTCTACCGACCTTGTAATAAATTGGAATGGTAAACTATGCGCCGAACAAAAGTCTCTAACTGATTCTTCCATTTGTTTATTAGCAGGTTGCCAATTATGGTTAAAATGAAGAACCTTGATTTTTAATCTAGTTCTTTGGCTTAACCAGTGACATGAAGAAATAGAATCAACTCCTCCACTAACAAGGAAAGTATATTCTTTTTGCTTATCTAATAAATTATTAAAAATTTTCATTTCTATTCTTGTTGTCAAGCAAATGTTGCTCAAATTCAGTTAACTCGCTGTCCGCAAGGTAGATAAAGGTCATGGCTCAATATACTTCGATTTTATAATCTGTCAATAGATAAAATGCGGAGTTTCAATCACTCCAAAATAAGTATTAAAATCAAAAATTCCTGATTTTGCACATTTCAAACACCATGCCAATTCTTTGTCCAGTTTAGGAATAATATATTGTTTCCTACGTTTACCGCGCAATTCTCCTACAGAATATCTTTGATTCTTTTCTGGATAATAAGAAATTTCGGTTTCAAAATTGGTAGAATTTGCCCACCGATCAAAAGTAGGTTTATATGCAAATTGAACAGCCCATTTTTTCTCTCCCGGTTCAATAAATTTAGGATCAATAACTTTTTCAAAAATGCGAATATGAAAATGGGTAGTTTTTCCACAACCATACTCAAGTTTGATATTGTGGCGGCGAAATTCATCCAAAATAGGGCGAGGTAGCTTCATAATACAATATACTTCAATTTTATACTTCGTCAAGAATATAATCAACGCCATCATCAATTGTTAATGGCCAGTAATATTCCATTTCGGTAATTGATTCATATTTCCAATTCATTTGACTACAAAAATCTTTTACAGTTTCAATAGATGGAGCATTAATCCATTTAACTAGATGGTCGGTTTCATCCGTATTAGGATCAAATCCTTCAAGTGTGACATCAAATGTTTTCATACTTCGTCAATCTTCTTTTTGCTTATCCAACAAATTATTAAAAATTTTCATTTGTTTTATCTAAAGCTTGTCTAACTGCCATAATTAGACTATCTGGAGCATTTCGTAATTATTCATTCTTTAATGAATGACATTTTTCGCTCTGCCCTTGTATTCACTGAATTATTTTTTATATTTTTTATTACAATAAAAAATATAAAAAAGTAATGTAAAAAAATAAAATTTTAAAAAAATTACTTTTAGTTTTTGTTGAAGAATTTTATTTATTTTTATTGCTTTTATTATGTTATAAAAGCGTAAAATAACACAATTTCATCAAAAGTATAATCACGATTATTTGAAATGTCAACATATTTCGCCTCTGTTACGCGAGGATATAAAAAAGAATTCATTACATTTGTTATAATAAGAATTGTTCTTGTTTTGTTACATTCAAGAAAAATTGAATCATCTTCTTGAATGTCTCGCCAGAAAACGTCGGTTTTTCCATTGTTATTAAGAGGATTCATTCTTTTTCTTCTATTTCTTTATGTTTAGGATTTCGATTGTAATCTTTAACACTTTTATGCTTTTGAGGAGGTAAAGGAAGTTCTTTACGAATTTTCTTTTTTAAATCGCGATCACGAATAGTTCCAACTTTATGTACTTTCTTTTTCATCTTCGTATGATAACAAATCAATTGGTTTTATTTATGAGTAATAAATTTATCTTCGATGGTAAACTTTTCGTCTTCCGTAGTTTCTAATGTGTATAGAAAAGAATAAAAAGGTTTTTGTTTTTCTTGCTCAATAGCATCTGCAAAAGTTTTTACAAAAACATTAACTTTTTTACAAGTACCTTTTATTACAAAACGAACAATTCCGCTTTTTCTCAATTTTGCTCTTTCTTCTACATTACTTTTTAGAAGCGGCAGCAACGGCATTTCCAACTTATCAATTACACATTGAAACTTTGGCGACTTGCCTATTACAGGAATTTCTCTAAAAAGATAGTTTTGTGCAGCTTCTAGCTCTGTGATTGAACGTTCGGTATTAGTTTTCATAAGAATATTATATTAGCGAGTTTATTGTTTGTGTCAACTATTTAATTTGATAATGCGATTTGAATGCGATTAAATTCTTGTGAAATATGATAAATTTGAGAATCATATTCGTCTAGCTTTCTGTCAAATTCTTTTAATGAATAATATCTTTCAAGAATAAGATTTTCTTTTTCTTTTTTCAAACGTAATAATTTTTCTTCCAAAGTTTCTTTCATTTTTTTGAATTAATTGTTTCTCAAAAAGGCTTTTCTCTTCATCTGTCATATCAAAAGTAATAAGAGAATGAATTGATTCGACGGCTCTTCCTTTTTTCATACTATGAATATATCTTTAAATTGTGATTTGTCAATAACAAAAATATACTATTATATAAAGTTATAAAATGAATATTTTTTAAGAAACAATAACGCCATTTGCAGTAAAAGAACGATCAAGGTTCCAATCATTCTGAGAAATTGCAAAAAGCATATCTTTTGTTCGGTATTTAGTTTTTCTTAAAATCTGATTAGAATGATTTGCTAACCAAGAGTGACGAATATTCAAATATTGTATAGTCCATTCTTTTTCATTTCCGCCTTTAGACGGAGTTTTTGCAGGAAAACGAGTTCTTAAAAAGTTTAAGATTCCTCCAGAATGAATAAAAGAATCATAAATTATAAGCATTGAAAGAGGTTGTGTAAAACCATTTTCTTTGAAAAATTCAAGTGCAGGATTCCAGTAATGTTCATCAAAAAAATCATCTTGTGCTTCTCTCATTACAGGGTCACTACCTGCTTCACGAAGCTCGTTTATAAGCTTTTCGTCATTAACTAGTGAGATTTTGCCAATCTTATCTACATAAGGTTTAAAAAACTCACTATGTTTGCCATTTTTGTTAGAATAAGATTTAATTAATTTATTAAGATTTCCCCATTCAGTTGTTTGACTTTTGCCGTATGTTATTTGTTGTATTCCTTTTGGCCCATCGGAAAAAATTGTCACGTTACTGTAATCACCATCAGGTTTTCCAGTTTCAAAAACATTTAAAATGCTTTGTATTTTATCTTTCTTTTTAGTAATAGAATCACTCATAACTTTATTTATAAGTTTTTTAATTCTAGAAAAAAATAGTAACATAAAATTACTTATTTTAAAACATACATTAATATACCAAATATAAAGAATAAAACGAGAATAATTTTAACTAGAGAGTTGTTCGTAAAATGATATAATACTGTTACCTTTCTCATCAACTCCTTTTTTATAGTGTTCAAAAGAAAGAATTTTTTTAGGCATTTTTTCAATTACGTTTTCTGTATAAATTGTTTTTAGAGGCCAATTTCTATATTTTTTCACATAATGATATGAATAAATATAAGCATTTGCTTCTAAAATATATTGTTTTAAATTAACATCTAAATTATGTTTTTTAATAAAATTTATAGAATTAATTTCGCAATCTCTTTCTAATTCAATTGCTTTATTAAATGCTCTAGTTAGTTTATTTTTAGATGTTTCTTCTCCTTCTACCCAATTAAGAAATGGACATTTATCTGCTTCACACTTTTTCCAAAACTTAGGATTATTTTTCCATTGAAGAAAATGATGGTATTCATGTATTAATATTTCAAATCCATTTATACTTTTATATGCACAAACAAGTTCTTTTTTATTAGAATCGAACCATCCGCCATAATTACCAACTTTTTCTTTTTGAATAATTTTTAAAGAAACATCATTTTCGATGCACTCAACAGCTACTTTTCCGATAAATTCATTTCGAGTCATGTTTTAACTTATCAGAAAAAACTTTAAAAGTTTTTTTAAACTTTGATATGAAGAATATTTACATCCATTCCAAGTTTATCTGCAATTTCTTGTAAAGTCAACTCAATAATTTTTGGACGTTTATTAATGATAGTTCCTTTTGAGTTTTTATATGAGTTTTCAAAATAAACTAATTTACCGTTACTATCATACTCATTCTTAACCCAATATTCATCTGAGTGTTCATAATATATTAAATTACCTTTATTATCATACTCACTCTTTGACCAAAATCCACTTGAATTTTCAAAATGAATTTCGTTACCATTCAAATCATACTCTTTTTTAAACCAATATCCATTTGAGTTCTCAAAATGGATTTCGTTACCGTTCTTGTCATACTCTTTTTTAAACCAATATCCATTTGATTTTTCAGAATAGATTTCTTTATTATCTGCATTTTTAATAAAGAATGGAAAATCTGTTACCTTTAAAAATTGTGCTATTGTTTCTTTCATAAAAAGATTTCTTTTAATCTTTAATACGAATGTTTTCTACATCTAATCCTAGTTTATCTGCAATCTGTTCTAAAGTCAATTCAATAATTTTTGGTCGGTTATCAATGATAGTTCCTTTTGAGTTTTCATAATAGATTTTATTGCCATTCTGGTCATACTCCCGCTTAATCCAATATCCATTTGAATCTTCAAAATAGATTTCTTTTCCATTCAAGTTATATTCACGCTTAGACCAACGTCCATTTGAATCTTCATAATAGATTTCTTTTCCATTCAAGTCATATTCACACTTATACCAAAATCTATCTGAGTTCTCATAATAGATTTGATTACCATTCAAGTTATACTCACGCTTAATCCAATATCCTTTTGAGTTTTCAGAATAGATTTTATTGCCATTCTGATCATGTTCACGTTTAGACCAATATCCATCTGAGGTTTCAGAATAGATTACATTACTATTCTGGTCATATTCACGCTTAGACCAACGTCCAACTGAGTTTTCATAATAGATTTCATTACCATTCAAGTCATATTCACACTTATACCAAAATCCATTTGAGTTTTCATAATAGATTACATTACCATTCAAGTTATACTCACACTTATACCAAAATCCATCTGAATCTTCACGATAGATTTCTTCTTCATCTTTATTTTTAATAAAGAATGGAAAATCTGTTACCTTTAAAAATTGTGCTATTGTTTCTTTCATAATTTTATTTTTTTAATCTTTAATACGAATATTTTCTACATTCAATCCTAGTTTATCTGCGACTTCCTGTAATGTCAATTCAATTACCTTTGGTCGGTTATCCATGATAGTTCCATTTGAATCTTCAAAATAGATTTCTTTTCCATTCAAGTTATATTCACGCTTAGACCAATATCCATTTGAATCTTCATAATAGATTTGATTACCATTCTGATCATACTCACACTTATTCCAAAATCCATTTGAGGTTTCAGAATAGATTAAATTACTATTCTTGTCATATTCATGCTTGAACCAACGTCCATTTGAATCTTCACGATAGATTTGATTACCATTCTGATCATACTCACACTTATACCAAAATCCATTTGAATCTTCATGATAGATTTCTTTATTATTCTTATTTTTAATAAGGAATGGAAAATCTTTTACTTTTAATAGTTGTGCAATTGTTTCTTTCATAATTTTATTTTTTTAATCTTTAATACGAATGTTTTCTACACTCAATCCTAATTTATCTGCAATCTCTTCTAAAGTCAATTCAATAATTTTTGGTCGGTTATCCATGATAATTCCTTTTGAATCTTCATGATAGATTTGTTTACCATTCTGATCATACTCACGCTTAAACCAATATCCTTTTGAATCTTCATGATAGATTACTTTTCCATTCAAGTTATATTCACGCTTATACCAAAATCCATTTGAATCTTCAAAATAGATTTCTTTACCATTCAAGTTATACTCACACTTAATCCAAGATCCATCTGAATCTTCGAAATAGATTTGATTACCATTCTGATCATATTCATGCTTGAACCAATATCCATCTGAATCTTCAGAATAGATTTCTTTATTATTCTTATTTTTAATAAAGAATGGAAAATCTGTTACCTTTAAAAATTGTGCTATTGTTTCTTTCATAATTTTATTTTTTTAATCTTTAATACGAATGTTTTCTACATTCATATCAAGTTTATCTGCAATCTCTTCTAAAGTCAACTCAATAACCTTTGGTCGGTTATCAATGATAGTTCCTTCTGAGTTTTCATAATAAATTACGTTACTATTCTGGTCATGTTCACGTTTAGACCAATATCCATCTGAGTTTTCACGATAGATTAATTTTCCATTCTGGTCATATTCATTCTTATTCCAATATCCTTTTGAATCTTCAAAATAGATTTCTTTACCATTCTGGTCATATTCACGCTTAATCCAGTATGCATCTGAGTTTTCATAATAGATTTCTTTTCCATTCAAATCATACTCTTTTTTAAACCAATATCCATTTGATTTTTCAGAATAGATTTCTTTGTTATTCTTTTCTTTGATAAGAAAAGGAAAATCTGTTATTTTTAAAAATTGCGCGATTGTTTCTTTCATAATAAAATTGCTTTTAATTTCCTATCGAATTCAACCCTAATGGCGTTCAATTCTGAACATTTCACCACACCATATTTACTACGGACACTTTACCAATAGGGTTGAATTCGATAGGACTTTTTATTTTAACGTTTTCTAGAGATTTGTCAACGCCCATAGGTAGCATAATGTCGGTAAATCCCGCTGCTTCTGCTAGTTTAATTGTTTTCTCTTCAATAGTCATACTTGTTCTTTACTATAGAGTTTATCCCACAATTTATCAACTACTTTTAATGTATATGCTCTTAACATAGTTAGTATTCTTCGACAGAAATAATCTTAGCAAAAGGTGTTAGGTATTCCCAAACTTGCTCATTATAATGCGGTGTTCCGTTCCAGTAATTCGCAGCAGCCTCAATTACTTCAGGATCATCTATTTCTAACCCATCCGACATTAACACGGATATTTCAGAACTCCAATTAACATCATGTCGCTCGACTTTACCTAAAGGTTCTACTACAAATAGATATTCTGTTCCACCGCCCGCTAACTCAACATCTTCGTCATTTCCACACATAAAAACACTATTCTTATGTGATAGCATATCTTTTGGTCTATAATATTCCAAAACAGAATAAAAATAAGTATTTGACCAATTTTCTTCATAATTATCATTGGGTTTTAGTATAGTTCCCACTGGAAGTTCAGTCATACTACCATGATAAAATCTTTTTGGTGCAGTGTTTTCGTTGATTATTTTGTTGTATAATTGATTAAAGGTCATAATATTATTTATCTTCAATAGTCATACTTGTTCTTTACTATAGAGTTTATCCCACAATTTATCAACTACTTTTAATGCATCACCTGCAATCTTACCAACGTTTTCTTCGCAAGATTCTTCAACAATATCTTTCAAAGCTTCATACATCACACCCTTTTTAACGATTGAGATAAATTCCTGGAGGCAACAAATCAATTTCAAAGATTCCCCAAGGGGTAGGCAATCCGAAAAATAGTGCAGAAAGAACTAAAATAGTTAAAATAAGTTGAAGACAACCAGAATTTATATTTTGAATATTATTTAACATAATTATTTAATTATTATTTAATGTGATTTTAATAAATGGGCGAATTTAATTCTTTTAAGCGGCGAAGCTCAAAAATTGCTAAATCTTTAAATTTAAGTTCTATGTCCCAAAAAACATTAGGATTATAATTATGAGGAACATTAGTTGGCATGTCACGATGCTTACGAGTAATAACACCATTTTCTATAATACCCTCGCTGTAATGGAACACAGGAGTATAGCTGCCCCATGTTGAATATGCAAGTTCAAATGCATCACGTTCGCTTAAGCCATCAGGGAGAATATAATGGTGTAAAGTGTCAAAAGTAATAGGAATACTATATTTTTCATGAAAATGTCTAACCAAATTACGCACACTCCATGTGCCGTTTTTATTGTCATTATTTTCAAAAACTAAACGCTTACGAACATTATCAGATAAACGGTCGTAGTTACGCATAACAGAAGATACAATGTCAGACGTATTACCGTCTTTACGCACATGAATGTTCATTGGTGCAGAGTAATCAAGAGGCAAACCCAGCAAATCAAAAATCTCGCCATGCTGATTTAGGTCACGAAAAGTGTTTTTGAGAATATTTTCGTCACTAGTAGAAAGTGAAATGTATTCACTTGGATGAGCAGAAATTTTTATTGGCTGAATTGCCAGTAAATTTTTGATACGAGAGCATACTTCTTGAATATCAGAAAAGTTAGGCAAATCACAAACCTGCATGTTTACACTGTCATGAGTAATGATAGGACAGAGTGAAGATGAAAGACGATAGCCAGAGATATTATTAAGCTGGCAAAACCGAATTGTTTTTTCGGTGTTTTTAAAGTTGTGTAAAATACGCGAACATAGTTCAGATAAAGCATCTTTGGGAGACTGTTTGTTGAACTGTGTAAGAGTCATGGTTTTAAAGTTATTGCCGTTATCAGACAGTGTTTTACTGATACAGCACAGGTTCCAATTATTGAATTTCATGTTGTTTAAGGAATTTAGTTTTAAAATATTCTACTGTAAAGTAGTTCTCCACTTTATCATCTTCGTTATATGCTGTCAAGTAACCGTCACTATAATAAAATAGTGAATAATTTCCAGATAGTTTGGAAGAAGCACATTCTAAATAAACTTTTTCTTCTTTTTCAAAAGAAATAGCTTTGTACTTTGTAGTTTCTTTAATTTCAGTTATTTCCATTATTATTAATCTTAACCAGTTTAAAATTAAGTCAAATGATAAATGTATTGTTCTAAATCTCCCATATCAATTTCATCAGGCGAATCACCAGCAAAGAAAATTCCGCCGTGTTCAATAGTAATCACATCCATTCCTTTTGATTTGAGACGTTTAGATACTTCATTTCTAAATTCTGTAGTCACAATGCAAGGGATGACCTTTACACCATTATAGACTGATTGTTTTGCGTTAATTTTCATATTAAAATTCATTAAAAGCTTCTTCGGCTCTTTTACAATTTCTTGTTGCACTATTCTTACAAAGAGTTGATATAAATTTATAATACCACAGAAACTTAAAAAGTTTCATGATGCACCAAGAGTATAAAAAGTAAAATAACTTAACTATAAATGTCAACATAAAGTATTTTCAATAATTTCTGTTCGGTTATCCATGATAGTTCCATCTGAATCTTCGAAATAGATTTCTTTACCATTCAAGTTATACTCACGCTTAAACCAATATCCATCTGAATCTTCGAAATAGATTTCTTTACCATTCAAGTTATACTCACACTTAATCCAATATCCATCTGAATCTTCGAAATAGATTTCTTTACCATTCTGGTCATATTCATGCTTATTCCAATATCCATCTGAATCTTCAGAATAGATTTGTTTACCATTCAAGTTATACTCACACTTATACCAAAATCCATTTGAATCTTCAAAATAGATTTCTTTATTATTCTTATTTTTAATAAGGAATGGAAAATCTTTTACTTTTAATAGTTGTGCAATTGTTTCTTTCATAATTTTATTTTTTTAATCTTTAATACGAATGTTTTCTACACCTTTTGATTCATCTAATTGAAGTTCTTTTATGTTGGAAGATATTATCACAAATTATAGGGAATGTCAAACACTACGTTTAATTTTACGTGCAACAGTAATTGCCAGTTTAACAGCCAGTGGATTTTTAGTCGCCATCAATTCTTGCAATGTTGCTTGATTACTGATATTATATGTTTGTTGAAAACTACGGATTCCTGGTTCACAATATCCCAAAGAACGAGCATCTTCAAACGTCGCATTAACATTCTTACATAGACGTGCAATAAGCCTTGCTCTACGATCTTCTTTCTTAGCATTGATCTGGCGTTTACGTTCTTCCTGTGCAAGTTTGATCTTCTTAGATAATCCTTTTTCTGCATCAGCATAGGATTTAGTAGAATGATAACACATTGTCTCATTCCAACAAATCCAACCATTTACTGCCACGATAGACTTAACCTTTGTTTGCACCCAAACAGCTTGTCCATTAGGTTTAAAAGAAATCAACGGTAATCCATCACTATCCGAAAGTTTCATCACATTTTGATTTTCCCACATAAAAGGAATATCATTCGCATCAATTTTTACATTATGTGATGCATCAGTTTTACGAAACGTGCATTTACGGGAATATTGATCTCCACTATCAGTCGTTGTATGTGCATCAGAAGGACCATCAATAATAGAGTAATAAAAAGACGTATCACCCGAATAACATCTTCCCATATAACACACCTGTTTAGCAACATCAAGTGCCCATTTATGAGTTAGGTAGACTAAATCACGACGTTCTTTAGGAATTTTCTTAAATGCAGTCTCTTGTTTATAAAAGTCTGATTTGAAAGACCTGACTAGATTAATAGTCTCAACAAGCTTATCGTCTTTCTTATCTTGGGAAAGAGCGAATTCAAATTGATCTTTGGCTTTGTTAGTATGGCGTTCCAACTTAATCTTTGTTTCTTTCAAGATAAGGAAGTTCTTCAAATCATTTATTTTTGTTTCGATTTTCATATTCAAATTATACCGTAAATTATAGGGAATGTTAACCAGTTTACCAAATTTTTGAATACCATTTAGACTTCATTGGTTTCCAAAGAATGAATAAAACCACTAGAATTCTTTTTCATTAGTTTACTTTCTTGTTGTTTAAATTATCCCACACAACATAACTATCTTTCCAAAATTTGGAAGTCTTGCGGGGCTTGGATACTTGATACCACTCTTTTTTTGATTGGCAATCAAAAATTGAGTAACGGAACTGTTCTTTTAATTGTAATGTGGTTGACATAAATTTATACGAATGTGTTAATCATTTGCTTACCTGTTTCCTTTGAAAATAAATGCAGTGGATTCATTTTATGAAGAATGCCGTTGTCATCATATCCTCTAAAAAATAATTGATTATTGGTTATTTCTACACCATGAACAGATACTTCTTTACTAGCATTGATACCATTTGAATATTCTGCTTCAAAAAATGAAGCATTTGTTTCAGAAAAAGTGCAAATTTTCATATTTCTATAATATAATATTTTCTTTACTTGTCAACAGTTTTTGACCAAAAACTAAAAACTAAAAAAAATAACTTGCACAGACGCTTAAAAAGCTTATCCTTCGGTGTCTTCCGAAAACAAAAACAAAAACAAAAACAAATTCTATAGTGAAAATTAAAAAATACTCTAATGAAAAATTAAATGAAGCTAAAAAAATAATTCATAAAAATTATCTATATGTTCCAACATGGAGTTTTTCAACATGGTTGAAAGAAAATTTTTATGAAGTAAAATCAATTTATATTTTATATGAAAACGAAAAACCAATTGGTTCTTGTTTAGTATTAAATAATTTTTTTGATGTAAATGTTGGAATTTTTATCAAACCTAATTACCGAAAAAAAGGATATGGTAAAAGATTACTTCGATTTGTTATTAGAAATAACAAAAATTTTTATTTTCGATATAGCTCTGGCATTAAAGGCAGTTTAACATTTTTCGAAAAAGCAAAGAAAAATCTTGACAACATTAAAAATTTGCAATAACCTCACTTCTCATTTAAACAAAATATATGAACGAAACATTAATCGAAATCGAAGTATCCCCTGAATACATTAAGAAAATGCAAACAGAAGGTATGTATGCTGCAATAAACTCAGAAGAACCTGAGTTTCCTGATTGTATTTACTATATGCAAGCTTATAAAAGTGTAAAATAATGAATTCTTATCGCCGTCAAAGGTTAATTGAAATTTCTAAAAGTCTTCAAAATTTGAGAACTGGTAGAAACTTACATTTCTCTTACATTTTGAATAAAAATCAACTTTTTATTACAGGTGTTAATTCTTATGATAAATTACATCCTTATCATAAGTTTGGACATTATACCGCATTAAAAGAAAATTCTAAAAAATATGTAGCTGGATTTCATTCTGAAATTGTAGCAATTCGTGAGTATATTAATCGCTTCGGAAACAGTGATTTTTCAGGATTGGTACTTTTTAATGTTCGTCTTTCAAAAAGTGGAGAACCAATGATGGCGAAACCTTGTGGTAATTGTCAAAAGATTCTTGACAGTCTTAATTTTAAGAGTATACTGTGGACAGAATAAATTTTAATTTTTAATAAAATGAATAAACAACAAAAACAACTAAAGAAACTTGGTCTAGCTTCCTGTAATGGTGGAGCAGGCACAACCGTTACTAAAATTAACCATGGTGCTTATGCTTTTCAAGAACCAGCAGTAGCAATTGATCGTAAAAAGCGAAACAATGTGCGAACTTGGAAAATTACCAAAAGGCATCCAAGTCAGATTGATAAATCCAAAAATGGAAAAAGGTAATTTCATTTTTAATTTCTTCTCCAAGAAAATAGTTTTGCTTTTTGTTGGAGAAGAAATTTATGCTGTTTCAAAAGAAAATGAAACAATGCTTATACCAAAAGAATGGCACTCAGAAGCAATTAATGTCTGGAACAATAGAACTTTAAACTAATGAAAGATATTCCATTTAAACGTAAACTAAAACACCTAAAAAAAGATCTTCAGAGAAGAAACATTCTATTTTTAGATAGAATAAATGAAATTAAAAAATTCTTTTTTCAATATGGTGCTTATTGTGCTAATGAAAATAATTTAGAACGTATTTTAAAATTTGAAAATAATGATTCACGTCGTTTTAAAAAACTTTTAATTCGGCTTGGCAAAGCTGCTAAAAAGAAAAATAGTCTTGTTCGTGTAATTGATATTATCAACATTATTAGTGATGAATCATGTTGCTACGTTTTTGAGAATTATGAATGTGTAAAAATCTCTGATCCAAGAGAAATTGTATTTTATAAATACTACAAAATAAATGCAACTGTAGAATATGAAAGAGAAATTCTCGAAGTTTCAGAAAAATTTGCAACTGATTCTTTTTATGCACCTTTTACCAAATTATCAAAAAACATAAAAATTGAGTCTAAAGAAATGCTTTTAGAAGAAGTTTCTCATAAATTATAGAATAAACATTGACAAAAATTTAACCTTTATTATAGTGTAGTATGTTCAATAAATCACAAAATCACAGTCCTAATTATTTAGCATCTATTGTTAAAATCGAAAATTTTCGTCAGCATTCTAATGCTGATAAGCTCAAAGTAACATCTCTTTTCGGTAATAATGTTATTACTGGTATTAATGCTGAAAATGGAATTTATTGTTATTTTCCTCTTGAGTGTGCAATCTCAAAAGAGTTTCTTTCTTACACAAACTCTTTTCGTGATAAAGAACTTAATCGTATTAAAGAACAAAAAGGTCTGTTTGAAGAAAATTCTAGAGTAAAAGCAGTAAAATTACGTGGTGAAAAATCTGAAGGATATATAGTTCCTGTTTCTCTGCTTGAATCTTTTGCTAAAGATATTTTGAATCAAAAGATTGAAATCACTGAAAAATATGTCGGAAGTGATTTTGACCTTTTCTTTGAACACTATTTTTGCAAGAAATACATTCCAAAAGGAATGCGAAACTTTGGTGAAGCTGGTAAGAAAAAGACAAGAGGTAATGTTAAGAAATACATTTCTCGTCTTGTTGAAAATCAATTCCATTTCCATCCTTCTACTGAACAGTTGAAGCGTAATATTGATAAAATTAATCCAGATGATTTTATCAATATTACCGAAAAGTATCATGGTACTTCTTTTGTAGTTTCTAATGTTATTGTTAAAAAGAAGCTTTCACTTCTTGATAAAATTGGTAAATTTCTTAGATTGAATGTAGTTGAAACCGAATACGGATTAATCTATAGTTCTCGTAGCGTTATCAAAAATAAAATCATGGATAATGGTAAAGAAAATAACAATTTTTATGATACTGATGTTTGGAAGATTGTTGCAGACAAGCTTTATCCACATTTAAAAAAGGGTTATTCAGCTTACGGCGAAATTGTTGGTTATACTCCAACTGGAAGTATGATTCAGCGCGATTACGATTATTCTTGTCCACAAGGCTCTCTTGATTATTTTGTTTATCGAATGACTTATACAAATACCGATGGTGATGTTTTTGAGCTTTCACCATCTCAAATGACGGAATATTGTACTCGTTATGGTTTAAAGACTCCTCTTCTTCATTATAGTGGTAAAGCTAAGGATTTATATCCTGAACTTTCTACAGAAAAACATTGGCACGAAAACTTCTTAAATAACCTCATTCGAGATTATCTTGAAAAGAAGTGTAAACTTTGTCAGAAGGACGTATGGGCGGAAGGTATTGTGTTAAGAAAAGACATTCCTAATAGCTGGGAAGTTTACAAATTAAAGAGCTTTAACTTTTTAGAAAATGAAAGCAAGCAACTTGACTCTGGTGAAGTTGATATTGAAACTGTTGAAAGTTCACAAACCGAATAAAGTATTAAATGTTAAAACGTCTTTAAAATTTTAAAGACGTTTTTTTCTCTTGCAAACATGATAAAATATGATACTATAAAATATGTCTGAAACTCACTATATTAAAAACGGTAAAATAACATCTATTCTTGATGCAGAAAGTATTAAAGGTTCTTTAGAAGTTGGAAATTATGCAATTTCCTACTCTCAATTAAAAGGATTTCATTTGATTGAACGTGAAAAAATGGATTTACCAAAGAAAATTTACGGCAATTCTAATTTTCCAGATCGAGTATTAAATACATATCAGTCTTTTAAAAAAGGTATGGGAGTTTTACTTTCTGGCCCAAAAGGCACTGGTAAAACTGTAGAAGCGAAATCTATTTGTGTTAAAAGTAATATGCCTATTATTCTTTTAACAGAAGCTTTTAACGATTGTAATTTTTTGGAATTTTTTGAAAGTATTAAAACCCCGTCAATTATTTTTATTGATGAGTTTGAAAAGATTTATGACAGTGAGGAGTCTCGAAACTTTTTCTTGAGTGTATTAGATGGTGTTGCAAAATCTAGACATTTATTTTTACTAACATCTAATTCATCTGATATTGGAGAGTTTTTTAATTCTCGTCCTAGCCGTGTGCGTTATCATAAACACTATGATTTTCTTTCAGAAGAACTTATTTGTGAGATTATTGATGACCGATTAAAACTTAAAAACAATGCTGAAATTGTTAAAAACCAATTATCTATTTTACCACAATTATCTGTTGATTCTCTTGTTTGTATAATTGATGAATGTAATCTTTACAACGAACTACCAAAAGACTTTTCAGAGTTCTTTAATGTTTGTGTAGAACGCCCTGATACATATACTGTTCAATTAACTACTAAAATAGCAATTCCAAAGAAAAGTCTTAAAGACAAAAATGAAATTGAACGTGCAAATGACTTGTGTTATTCTTTAATGAATGATGAAGAGTTGTCTTTAGAAAACAAACAAGAATTTGATAATCTTTGTATTTTTACTGACAGTGTTTATATATCATTATATTGTAAACCATTTGATGATTACTGTAAAGACACTTCACAATATCCAAGTGTACACTGCTTTCTTTACTCAAAAGATAAAAGTGCTGAAAAAGGTAAATTTTTTCAGTGGAATGGTAACGATATTGTATTTTTTGAACAAAATCGAAAAGGATTTACAATTAAACATCGTAACGGTTCAGTTTTAACAGGCACTCCTATTCGTCAAAATCGAGGATTCTAATATGAATATAAATTTTACAAGAGAAGAAATGGCAGAATTTCTTCGTAAAAATGGTTATGAAGTAGTTTTCGAGAAAAAACAATGTTCCATTTATTGTTATAGGGATATTTTTGAAGATGTATTAATTGATACATGTAGTATTTTTAAAAACAACAAACATTATATGAGTCATTTATTTGATCCTGAACGTCCTTTTCAGTGGCTTGAAATGACTTTTGAAGAAGAATTAAAAAACAAATTATTAAATTTATAAACATATGACAAAAGAAGAACTTGATTGGTTTAAAGAAAAACTGCGTAAAGTATTGCACAATATTAAATGGGAAAGTATAGATAATAACGAAAGTTCAGAAACTAATCTTCGAGATTGCACTATTGATGGTGCTGATATGAATGATAACACAATCACTGTAAAGCTAAATGCTCCTAACAGTGTATCTGGAGTTATTCTTGGAAGCAAAGCTAAAATCTCTTTTTAACCGTTAAACTATGAATCAAATTAGACAAGCAGCTTATAAACTATACGCCATTGATGCAAAAGAAGATTTCTTACGCAAAGCTATGAGTGTTGCTTTTGATGTTAGAGTTGATGAATTGAATTGTTGTGAATCTTCGTGCAGACGACCCACCAACAAAACTGTTGAAGAAATTTTACAATTATGTCTAGCTGCAAAAAATTCTCATTATGTCTGCATCTTGAGAGATGAGCGAGATTATGCTACAGGCAAGATGTATTATGACATTGGAGCATCTACAATGAATACTCAAGATACTGATTACTTTTTATGGATCAATGTTGATATAGAACCAGCAGAGAATCTTATCAAAGATTTTGAGTTGGTTAAAATTTTTGATACAGCAGACAAATAAAATAACTGGTTCGAAATAATCTTAACAAGTATTTGTAATAAAATATTAAATTAATAAAAAGACGAGTAGAAATACTCGTCTTTTTATTTTTTAAAGTTTTAACAATAAAATGTTGATTTTAGTATTAAAAAGCTTTTGACAACCCCTTTTTATATGTTATAATATATTAATTCCATTACGGAAGACTATAACAAATAAACAAAACAAACATATGGCTAAACCATCAAACCCCGAAAACCGCTATTCCTTCACTTGCAAGGTGACAGGAGAAATCGTCAAGACAAACCCTAAGCAGTTCGCCGTGTTGGCAACCCGCTACGGTATTACAAATGAGGAACTTGATTCTTCTTATGTAAGTCGTGCAGGTCGTCGTCTTATTACTGATGAAGAACTATCTCCTGAACAAGCTGTTATGAAGTATGGCATTCATCTTAATGTTGCCAAGGCTCTCAAATGCACTGTAAAGGCGAAAAAGAATCATAGTGAAACAGTTAAAGCTGAAACTTCTGTTCAAGAAGATGAAGTGCTAATTGAAGCACTTTCTAATACTTCTATTGAAGTTTCAAGTTCAAATGAACAATCAAATCAGAGTGATGATCCTTTTGAAGATTCTAATTCTGTTTTAGTTTATACATCAGCAGAACTTTCTGCTTAAAAAAATAAAAAAAGCGTCTCTTGACTAAAATCTAGAGACGCTTTTTTGTATTTAAAAGGTAAATAAAATCAAACAGTATGAATAAAGATGAATTAAAATCCCATTTAGAAAATCTTGCAGATGATTCAGGAATAGAAATCACTAATCGTCAAATTAATAAATTTGTCAATTTGGCAATTGAATTAAAAGATGAATCTGTTGTTTTCTATGATGAAATTTTAGAAGAATTTCAAAGTATTTCGCCATCAGATGAAGATGAATGGAAGGAATTTATTGAAGAAGTATCTGACTTTGTTTATGATTTGATTTCTGATGAAAGTTCAGAAGAAGAAGATGAAGAAGAGAAACAAGAAGAATAATTAGTAAATAAAAGTATGGTTCGTCTTACTCCTTTTCTTACAACAATTTCTCAATTAAAAATATTTCATTGGCAAACTACAAGTTATGCTGAACATAAAGCATTACAAAAAGCATATGAAAATCTTGATGAATTGTTTGATTCTTTTGTAGAAGTTTATTACGGAAAATACGGTCGTCCAACAAATGCTCCTGAATATATTATTAAAGCAGAAACATATGCTGGAGATATTAAAGAAACAGTTAAAGGTTTTCGTGATCAACTCATGAAAGAGTTGACAACTGTATTAAAAGAAGAAGATAAAGATTTATTAAATATTAAAGATGAAATTGAAGGTGAATTTAACCGATTATTATATCTTCTTTCCTTAAATTAAGTTGACAGACATTATTCATAGTATATAATATACTATGAATAATAAAAATTGCTCTTGTAATTGGTGTAAAAAAATTACACCTTTAATTTTAAAAATTAAAACACTTTTAAATAAAAGTGAAAATGCTATTAGCAACGAATAGAGTATATTAGTTTAATAGAAATGAATTATATTTATGTATCTTAATCATAATATTCCTGTCATAACATGTTATATCCGCAATGAATACATGTTTAATCATACAAAAGGTCACGGAGATTTCACGTTATGTGATATACATAGCGTGGCATCTATTGAAAAACGAACACCACTATTTGAAGCTTTTCTTGAAAATGGAGTCAACTGGACACGCAGACCTATTAATGCATTTTGTTGGAAAACAGATGCTCCAGTAAGACCTTTAAATGAGCATATGCATTGGGATTGTTTTTCTCCATATATTGATGTTCAAGTGAGACAACGGTTATCAGGTCTTCGTGCAGAATTGATAACATACAAACATGATAAATTACAAGGCGTTTATATGTTTACTCTTGATTGGTCTTGGGAAAATAAATCTGGTGCTACAGATGTAAATTTTTCTGAAACAGCAGAACATAAATGTGCTCATGTATTTAAAATGGATGAAGGTAATTATTTTGCTTATCCTAACAACAGAGTGCTCTGGTATGATGATGCATGGATAAAAAATAGAATTGAAAAAAATCCTGGGTATCTAATTGATACAAATACTTATACAGTTGAAAACAGTCGTAAGATTGAAACTTCAGATCATTACATTTATGAAACAAAATATGACAAACAATAACATTATCCTTTTAGGACATTATGGCAGCGACGAAATTCACGCATGTTCTGCCTGGACCTCTACAAGTCGTGACCTTACAGATGACAAACGTGGGCGCATTCCTAACGTACTAAAAATGCTTGCAGATCATGGACATCATACACCTTTTGAAAAATCTTCTCTTCATTTTCTTGTGGATTGTGACATTGCAAGTCATATTCATTTACTCAAGCACCGAGTTGGCGTTTCAATCAATGGTGAGAGTGCTAGGTATAAAGAGTTGAAGGAAGATAAGTATTACATTCCTGAAGATTGGAAAGACATCATTTCTAGTGAAGCTCACAATATTGATATGATTGGATGGTGTGCTGAACCACTACCAGAAAAAGAACTTTGGTGTAAAATTCTTGCGGATTATACTGAATTAGGTAACAAACTATATCACCAATGTCTCAAAGACCTTGAACCTGTTCTTGGTCGCAAACGCTCAAAAGAAAGTGCTCGATTCTTCAAAACATACAATTCTCAGATTCAAGCTGATGTAATGTTCAATTGGAGAAGTTTTTATCACTTCTTGGAGCTTCGCAACAAGCCAGATGCTCAAAAAGAAATTCGTGACATTGCAGCTACAATGCTTGATCTTGTTAAAAACATTGAGGGTAATCCTTTCAAATACACTATTGAAGCTTTTGGATATTAACTGTTGACAAGAAGCGAAAACTCTTTAAGTTTAAGAGAACAAATTAAATATTATGGGAGGCAATTTACTTAAAACTTGGAATCTTCCAGAAAAACGTATTCCTACTGATGAATATGAAATAATGAAACATAAACTTATTAACAAGTTTCATTCAGATATGAAAGTTAACAGACCATGTTTTAATCGTGTAGCAGTTGCTCCATCTCTCAGAAATAAAGATACTCATGGTGATTTAGATATACTGGTTCAATGTTATTCTGATCCGTCAATTTTGATTTCTTGGAAAGATTACAAAGACTTTTCAGAATATTTAGAAAAAGAATTTGGATATAAGCCTTATAAGAATAGTAACGTCTATTCTTTTCCATACCAAAGTTTTCAGGTAGATGTCACGTTTTATCCCGAAGATGAATTTGAATCTTCTTATAACTATTGTTCTTGGGGCGACACATCTAATTTAATGGGCAGAGTCTTTCACAAAATGGGATTACATTTTGGTCACTCTGGTCTTTCATTCTGGATTCGTCAAGGCTTGGTTGATAACAATCTTCAATGGAGTGACAGTGATCATATCTACGAGAAAGTTGTATTAACAAGAGATATGAAAGAGATTTGTAAAATTGGAGGTTTTGATTATGATGTTTGGAAGAGAGGCTTTGATACAGAAGAAGATGCTTTTGATTTTGTAATTGATTCAAAATATTTCAACAAAGAGTTATTTTTATTAGAAAATTTAAATCATATAAATAGAACGAGGAATAGAAAGAGGGGCATGTATATGCGCTTCGTTGAATATGTATCAGACTCTAACAAAGTTGGTGAACCATTCCGCAGCAAACATGAATATAGTTTGATTATGCAGTGCAAGTATCCACAACTACAACGTACCGTTGACGGTTTTCGATTGCTTTATGAAGTTAGTAAAGTAATTAAAGAAAAAGTTAATGGCAAGCTTGTAATGGAGTGGTTTAATTTAACTGAAAAAGATGGTAAGCTAGTTGGTAATATTATGAAGGAAATTAAAAATATTCCTAAGTATAATCTTCTTGAACTGAGTCAGAATGAAATTCAAAAGAAAGTCCTTGACATTTTTACAAAACTTAGTGGAACTAAAGAGTAAATTAGAATTAAATAACATAAACACAATTAACCACTACACAGACTTTGCTAATGCAGAGAAATATGCAAAAGATTATGATGTAATCATTTCTCTTGGTCATTACTTGTCTCAAAAGTTTCGTGAAGGTAAGAAATACTTAATGTTAGACTTTGATGATGAAACTTTTGATTCAATTAAATTCAACCCAAATGGTACAAAAAATGCACCGAACGAAACATATATACAAAAATTGCTTGAGTTTATTCGTAGTTTGTCTCCTGATGAACACTTGTTGGTTCATTGCTTTGCTGGATACAGTAGAAGTCCTGCGGGAGTTATCATTGCAAAATGTGAACGTGACGGAAAAACTATGCACGGAGCAAAAAAAGAAATCTATGATGCGAGAATTCCAGATAAATTAGTTCCAAAGCCTAATGATATTATGCTGCATAACTACTTAATGATCAAATAATATGAGCTTTGATAATATCTCTTGCTCTATTATAATATCTCATTTAAATATTTGTCATGAAAGACACTAAAGATCAAATTATTCTTGTCGGAGACATACACGGGGAATTCCCACGTTTGAACTACGATATTAAAAGATACGGTTATACTGACGCATATATAATTCAATGTGGTGATACCGGATTTGGATTTCATCATCCAAATGAAGAAAAAAGATTAATAAAACCTTTACAAGAAACTTTATTTAAAAATAATCTTCATTTATATATGATTAGAGGTAATCATTGTAATCCATCTTATTTCAACCAAACAAATAATCCATTTGATTTTAGTAATATTACATTATTAGAAGACTATTCAGAACTTGATCTACTTGATAAAAGTATTCTGCTTGTTGGTGGTGCAGTGAGCATTGATCGTCGCTTTCGAATAGAAGGTAAAACATGGTGGAGTGACGAAAACTTCAACCTCAAGCTAGAAGATCAATTTCCTTACAAAGATCGAGAGTATGACTTGGTTGTTACACATACACGCCCATCCGTTTGTGGTGCATTCAAGGGATTTGATAATATTAAGTATTGGTGCGATCAAGACCCTGATTTAATCAATGATTTGATTATTGAAAGTCAATCTATGGATAAACTTTGGGAATGGACTAAACCTAAGTGGTTTTGTTATGGACATTTTCACAAATCTTTAACCACTCAGTACGAAAATACGACTTTCAAATGCTTAGGTATTCATGAACATTATCAATATTTTGTGTTGACAAGCCCTGATTCCTCTATATAATACAACTCTATGAAAGACATCGACATTGATAACGGACTAAAACAAGCAGACCCAGAACTATATGAACACCTTATGGAATGTGTTCATAAATTTGAGATTAGAGGAAGTGAAGAAATCTTTTTAAAAGATTGGTTTGGTAAAGCAATAGTGAAAGAATCGCTTCTTTCTTTAATGCGATCAAAAATGGTTAATGTAGTAGGAGTTCGTGATTCTAATAATGAACTTGAACCAATGTTTAAGCAAAATTTATTAAAAAATGATGAAGAAATTCTAGAAGATGTGTAATGATAATACAACATCTGTTTCTTTGTATAAAAATTATAAAAAAATAACTTGAAAATAACTCAAAAAGTGATAAGTTAAAGTCTATGAAAAAATTACTATTATTCGTAACAACCCTAATGTTTGTATCTTGCTCATCAGTAAAAGATACTGCAAATGCAGTGCTTGAGAAAGCACGTTCTAGTGCTTCTGTAGGCTTCAACACTGAGCGTGTTGAAAATGGCTACCAAGTTTCTGGTCGTGCATCTACAAACGTGTTTGGTATAGAACCATACGGTTCTTTTTCTACTGGTGTTCGATACACACCCCGTCGAACAGTTCAAACACAATCATCAACTGTATCAACAAAGTAAAAAAAGGGGGGAAATCCCCTTTTTTCTTTTGACAAAAGCCTTTTTTTGGAGTAATATAAAATATGGAAAACTTTGAAGAATATTTAATGGAAAAATATCCAGACCTCTTTTATAAAAAAGAGGATGGAAGTTTGGATTGTCCTTGTGGTGTATCTGCGCCTAACGGCTGGCATACTATTATTGACAATTTATGTGGTGCTATCACATCATATACAAAAAATTCTTTTCATACAAAAAGAGTAGTAATCAATAACAAATATTACTTTTGGAAAGGTTGTTCAGATTTTCTTAATTGGGGTTATAAATATTTCATTAAATTCTTTCCAAAATATAATAAATGGGAGTATAACAAATCATTTTTTGCATTTGTCGAGAAGTTTCGTCAACAATATTACAAATGTGTCAAATACAACAAAGTTTACCCACCAGAAGTAAAAATTAATCAGATTAAATCAAAACTATCTGATTTAAGATTCTATTACTCTGGTGGCAACAAAGAAGTTGCTGGCATGGTCAGTTTTGCAGAATATCTATGTAGTAAAACTTGTGAAAACACAGGAGAGCCAGGAATTAAATGTATTAATGGTGGTTGGTATGCAACTCTTTCTCCAAAAGAAGTAGAAAGATTAAGATACTCTACTATTGAGTAGATTTTCAAATATTATACATAAAAAGATTATGCAGCATATTTACTCTATTCAAATAATTGAAGGCATGGAACGAGGCATTATTGCCGAGAGAGACATCAAGCAAGGCGAGATTGTATCAGATTGTGAAATTTTAGTCTTGTCTCCAAGTGATACCGCAAGAGTTAATGAAACAGATTTAAAGTGTTATACCTTTGTTTTTGACAAAAATACAAAACAAGACTGCTTAGTCTTGGGTGATGGTGAGATATTTAATCACAGTGATGATGCAAATGTACTCTATAATTTGATTGAATGGAATAATAGAAAAATAATGAGGTTTCAAACGTCAAAAGATATTAAAAAGGGTAGTCAGTTGCTTATTGACTATAGGACTGACGTAGAAGGTTTATCCGGTATCTTAGAAAAATATACAACGAATTTAATTTAAAACTTTTCTATAACCACATGGAAACTCCAACACGCCCCGCCCCGCCCTTTGTCCTCGACCGACTTGTTCGCCTTCTTTTGAGGTGGATATGCCGAAATCTGGTCAAGCAGGGATCGCTCCACAGACCCCGAATTATCGCCTACTATCGCATCATGCGGGAAGCGGCGGAATTTGAGTTCACGGAAGACAATCAGCCAACGCTCGATGCTTTCTTGGGAGAGTGTCATTCTGAGGCGAACATGTTATATCCGCAATGAATACATGTTTAATCATACAAAAGGTCACGGAGATTCTTGTTGACAAACAGTTCTAACTGTGTTAAAATCCTTTAATGGAAATTGACACAACAAATAGAACTGAGAACATGAACTGGAAAGAAATAAGAGATAGAACATTAGTAGACGAAGATTTTAAATTTGAGGTTATCGGACCTCTAATTGATAATTTTATAGACAATATAACCTTGGATGAATATAAAGAAAATGAAATAACATTAGATGATTATTTTGATGATTGTAAAATCATTTGTCAAGATCTTTATAAATATTGTGATATTTGTATCAATCCGATGCAGACATTTTGGTTGAATAAGAAATATTCAGATACTAGGGACGCAATATTTTTATCAGTCAGTCAGAATATTAGCTGTTGGTTAATTCTAGAATGGTTGATGATGAACGAAAATTATGTAAAATAATATGCCTATTATTAATAACATATCTAGAATAGAAGCTGTCAATTGGAAACCCCCGGTTGATCCAGATAAAAATATTTGGATTAGTATTCAAGAACCGGAAAAACCACATATTCAAAATTCGATTCTTGATCAAATACCCAATTTAAAAATACGATTCTGGGATCTAACTGCACCAGTTCAAAGAATTGAATTAAGTGAGTATTTTTATCCTCCTACTGAATATGATGCGAAAGAAATTGTGGATTTTTTATTGGCACACCAGGGTAAAAATGTGGTGGTCAACTGTAAGGCGGGCGTCTCGCGCAGTTCCGCAGTTTCCCAATTTTGTGTATATTATTTGGGATATGAATGGCACGCTGATGGTTATAAACGAGCGGTTCCAAATCATTTGCTGTATAATATGATGGCAGAATATTATGAAAAGCTGAAGAAACTTTAATCCTTTTGACCGATGACTGAACAAATGAATAACAACCTAGAAATGTTTAAGCATTTGCAAGAAAGCAAATGGCCCAACGTTGGTGATAAAGTAAAATTCAAAAATGCTGAAGGAATGTTCTATCCACACTTCACCAATGTTATTCAATTTGCTAAAGACAACTTAAAGGCTGGAGAAATTTATACAGTTCGTAAATGTAAAGTTTACTCTAGCTGGTGCGCTGTTTGGTTGGATGAAATTGAAGGTGACCATTTCTTTCACCGCTCTATGTTTGAATGGCCAATAAAGGAGGAAACAAATGAATAGACAACTAAAATTCCGCATCTGGGATAAACAGAATAAAGAGTGGATTTATGAATGGGATGCTTCACATAAACGCTTAGCAATCTCTTTGGTGGGTCTAGTTTATCATGGCGGTTATGATGATGTTTTGCTAGAAAATGATTATGTTATCCAGCAATACACAGGATTAAAAGATTCCAAAGGTAATGACATTTACGAAGGTGATATTCTTACCTGCAAATATGCTGATCAAGAAGTCACTGAAGCAATCTCGTACTCAGAAGATTATGCGTCATTTACACATGGAGAACATGCATTGTGGCGAGGCTGGATTGGAGAAGCAGAAATTATTGGCAACATTTTTGAAAATCCTGACTATTTTAAAAACAATGAATAATAAACAACTAAAATTCCGCACTTGGGATAAACAATTAAAACAATTTGCCGAATGGACAAACCGTGATCCATTTTTTGATACCTCGCATGGTCAAATTTTCTTTTGGGAAAGAGTTCAAAGAGAAGATGGCTCTTATGATGGAGATATTATTCTGCAAGATTATGGTGATCGTTTCATTCTACAGCAATACACTGGATTAAAAGATAAAAATGGAAAAGAAATCTACGAAGGTGATATTTGTAACGCTGGAATGGTGACTGGACCTATTGACTTTATTATTGGGGGGTTTTCTTTAGCATCAAATCCTCTTATAGAGTTTCTACCTAAAGACGCTTGTATATTTTCACCTGATTATGATCCATCATGGATTGATGTAGAAGTCGTTGGTAATGTTTGTGAAAATCCTGACTATTTTAAAAACAATGAATAGACAAATAAAGTTCCGCATTTGGGATAAACAGAATAAAAAGTGGCTAGAAAACAGCAGCAGTTTTCATTGCAACAGCAATTGGACAATTTGCCCATTCACAGGTAATGTTGTTGATTATGTTGAAACTTGCGACGAGAATGGTGAGAATTTTTCTGCTTCACCTGCTAATGATTATTATTGGGAAGATGGAAAACTAATCAAAGAACCAAGATATGTTATCCAGCAATACACTGGATTAAAAGACCCCAAAGGAGTTGAAATTTATGAAGGTGACATTGTTAAATACTATTTTGATGATCCAAAAGCAGATTTTGTTGACTTAGTAGCATGGGAGCATTATGGTTGGGTGCTTCTTCATTTTGATGGAACGGAAAGTAGTTCATGGCCATTTACTCCGCTGCCAACTATGGAAGTGGTTGGAAATATTATGGAAAATAAAAAACTTTTAAATTTATGAATATAATCAATAAAGACATTCTTACAGTAGATAAAGGAGTAATCGTTCATTCTGTTAATTGCATTGGAGCAGTTGGTGGACTTGCAGGTGCAATTGCACACAAATGGCCCAAAAACGCTGATGAATATCGTGCTCATATCAAACGTCAAAAACTACCAATTATGCTATTAGGAAGCGTGTTTCAAGTGAATGTAGCTCATAATGTTATTGTTGCTAATTTGTTTGGACAAGACAATATTGGAACAAAAGAACAACAAACAGAATACTCTGCACTCATTACAGGTTTCAAAAGAATCGCAAGTACAAATTTCTATGGTGATGATAAAGAAACTATTTATTTTAGTGGTATTGGTTTAGAAGATGTAGCCAATACATTAACAGACATTTATATTCCATATAAAATTGGATGTGGTCTTGGTGGTGCTGATTGGAATCTTGTAGAAGAAATTATCGAGAAGATTTTTCTGAACTCTCACAAAAATGTTTTTATCTGTAAAATTTAATGAAAAATCTTTTGAACATTATTCATTTTAATTCTTCTCCTGCTATTAAAGAATTATTAGTTCAATACAAAGAAATTCAAGACGAATTAAATGAATGCCGAAAGAAATATGTTTCAGTGAGCGGAGGTCGTCCACACTATGCACCGGGATATTCTACACAATGCAACATTTTAAATTCAAAAGTTAAAAATATTCAAATTCGCCTCAATCAGGAAGTTATGAAAAAAAGCAGAAAGAAAAAAGTAAAAAAGCTTTAGAGTCCTTGTTTAGCCAATATATATCACTCATAATTTAAATGTTTTCTGTAAAAGGATTTTTTATTGCTTAATGTTTTTGATATAAAAAACCCGCCAAATTTCGCATCGTGGAGAGGCGTGGCGGGTTGACAACAGTTACCCGATAATCTAAAATATCTAAAGAAAGTTAAAATATTTTCACTTTTTTCTTCCAAAATCTAAACTTTTAGTGTAAATATATATGAAGCCAAAAATGATTACAAGAGTTACAACAACAGAATTTGAAACAGATGATGGAGTTATCCATGATATTCCGTTTGAATTAGATGAAGTCCCAACAATAGAGGAATTTCAACGAATCTATGACGAATGGTTTAGAATATTTCAACAGAAAGGATTGATAGACAAAAATGGATAAAAAGATTCTATCAATCAGCGATGCTGCATCTATTTTGGGCGTTTCTGACGAAACCCTTAGAAATTGGGAGCGTGAAGGCAAATTAACACCATTTCATACAGAAGGTGGTCATAGACGTTATTATAGAGCCGATATTGAGAAGTTGGCAGGAATCTATGTAGAACCCGTTAAAGTGTCAGATGGTAAGCGTGTGGGCATTTATTGTCGCGTTAGCTCGCATGAGCAGAAGACCAAAGGTGATTTAGAAAGACAAGTTGGCAGAATGACTACGGAAGCATTAAAGCGCGGTTATTCTATCATTGCTGTTTTTGACGAAGTTGGTTCGGGAATGAATGATAATCGTAAGAAATTGCAGAAACTCTTTGAATTGGTTGAGCAGAAAGAAATTGATGTGGTTTTAATTGAACATAAAGATAGATTGTCGAGATTTTGTTTTAATTATCTTTTGTCTTATTTTAATTCTTATGGAGTTAGGATTGAGAAGGTTGAAGAGGTAATGAGTAAGAGTTTTGAAAACGAACTGGTGGAAGATATTCTATCTTTGATGGCATCATTTTCGGCGAAAATTTACGGAAGGCGTTCAAGTCAGAACCGTAAAAAGAAAGAAAAGGAGGAGGCAGAATGAAACAACAAATTTGGTATGGAGATTGTTTAGAGTTGATGAAAAATATTCCAGACGGGAGCATAGATATGATTTTATGTGATTTACCATATGGCACTATTTCTTGTGCATGGGATGTAATTATTCCGTTTGATGAATTGTGGGAACAATACAACAGAATATGCAAGTCTAATGCGGCAGTTGTATTATTTGCCAGTCAACCATTTACCACGGATTTGATACTATCCAACAGAAAAAATTTTAAGTATCCTTTAGTTTGGAATAAGAACGTTCCAACTGGAATGTCGGCGGCAAAGTATAGACCAATGAAATATCACGAAGACATTCTTGTTTTCCATCGCGAACAACCTACATATAACCCTATTATGAAAGAGCGAGTTGGTGTTGGCAAGGCTTGTTATAATTATGACCATTATTGTGGCGATTCTAATCATGTAAAACTAGATAAAATCAAAAAGAAATATGACCCAAATTTTGTTCAACCTAGTTCTGTTTTAGATTTTAAAGTTGTCCCAAATCGTAACGGAAAGTTGCACCCAACTCAAAAACCCGTAGAACTTTTAGAGTATCTGATTAAAACATATAGTAATGAGGGGGAATTAATTCTTGATAATTGTGCTGGTTCAGGCTCAACCTTACTTGCCGCTAAAAATCTCAATCGTCAATTCATTGGGATTGAAAAGGAACAAGAGTATTACGATATTTGTTTAGAAAGATTAAAATGATTTTACGCGCCTATAAAGTTCAACTAGATGTCAATAACAAGCAACAAAACTTGTTATTGCAGCATATTGGTTGTGCTAGATGGGCATATAATTGGGCATTATCTAATAAGAAAGAATCGTTTGATAAAAAAGAAAAGATTCCTAATGCTATTGAATTACATAGAGAGTTAAACAAGCTAAAACAATCAGATGTTCCTTGGATGTATAATTCAAGCAAGACTTCGCCGCAAAATGCACTAAGAGATTGCGACAAAGCATTTCAAAATTTCTTCATCCGTTGCAAGAAAAAGGTCAAAGGTAAGAAAGGATTCCCCAAATTCAAATCCAAAAAGAACGAAAAGCAATCATTTAGATTGGATGGAGTAATTTCGGTTGAATCTGGTTGTATTAAATTACCTAGAATTGGAAAACTTAAATTAGCGGAGAAAGATTATATTCCTACTGATTGTAAAATATTGTCTGCTACAGTCTCCAAACGAGCGGGTAAGTGGTTTGTATCAGTTCAAGTAGAAACGCCCGACAGAGAGCATTCTGACGCTAAGAACGAGGTAATAGGGATAGATTTAGGGATTAAAACTCTGGCTACTTGCTCAGACGGGACAGCTTATGAAAATCCCAAAGCACTTAAAAATAATTTAAAGAAACTTAAAAGAAAACAAAGACAATTAAGCAGAAAGAAAAAAGGAAGTAAAAATTATGGAAAAGCAAAACAAAAATTAGCGAAATTACATTTTCACATATCAAACATTCGTAAAGATTGCTTGCATAAAATCACTTCTAAAATTATAGACGAAAACCAAGTTATAGTTTTGGAAGATTTGAAAGTGAGCAATATGATGAAAAATCATTGTTTGGCGCAAGCTATTAGTGATGTTGGACTTCACGAATTTCGCCGTCAAATCATTTACAAAGCAGAATGGAATAATAGAAAAGTTATCTTTGCAGATACTTTTTATCCTAGTTCTAAACTATGTTCATGTTGTGGATGGAAAAATTCAGATTTGAAGTTGACAGACAGAATATTTGAATGTAAGGTATGCGATATGAAAATAGACAGAGATTTAAATGCGAGTTTGAATCTAAAACAAATTTATAGGGAAAGTTCTTCCCGAATTGACGCTTCTGGAGATGGGAGTTCATCAAACGCAAGTTTGGTTAGCCCGTCGTTGAACGAAGAATTTAACAAAAAATCGAGAGTGTATATCTTAAAAATATGACTTTAGATTTTTGTAAGTTTAAAAGAACGGTATGATATTTATATTTATATTACAATTGCGGTGATTTGTAAACTATTTTCGTATATTAGAGATAAATTATCCATATGATATATGTACTTATAGTATTTTCTACTATCTTTCTCAGTTCAACGCGCTACTTTCAGTATCCATTCCCACCTATTATTTTTTGGATGTTCATCGCTTCTTGTTCTAATGCACTAACTGCTTTAGACATTTTATCAACATAATCTCCCAAATTATCAAAATTAGAAGTATTTAACTTCATACCTTCTATAATTTGATTTAATCTTTTTACAGACACGGTTAACTCTGGTTTTCTGTCCTCGGGACGCAATTCATTGTACTCGCGACGAATTTCATTTTCCTGTTCAATATCGTCAGTAAATCCAATAATTATGTTATTGCGTACGTCTTGTAATTTTAAAATATTTTCTCTTTGACGAAGTTCGAGTTCAGGATTATTTCTCTTGGACAATGTCAGGTTTCGATTTATTCTTTGTATTTCGTTTAAAACCCCGGACCATTTCTGCTCCACTTCTCTTAAAGATTCCACCTGGGATTCAAAAGATTTAACCCTAAAATCTTGTTCTTGATATTGATTAGTTCTCATTGCCTGCGGATTTTCCATATGAGTTTCACCTCTTGCTGCACCTGCTGCCATTAATCCTGCTGCTGCATAAGGTGCAGCTTTTTTAGCAATATTTTTAACACCTTGACCTATTTTCTTTAAAAATCCTTGTTCTGTTAATATTCTAACTCTGAAACATTTAATACATGTTCAATCATATATTCTGCTTTTTGATGTTTGTTATTAGTTTTTTGATATATAAATTCTTGAACGACATCGCGACGAATTCTATTATGTAAACTATTTTCGTATATTAGAGATAAATTATCCATATGATATATGTATTTATAGTATTTATTTTTTTTTTGATGTTTTAAAGTTCATGATTTTATTTATTTGACAACCTTTCTTTCCTCTTTATATTATTCGCGCCTATGAAAATGCAGCTAACTACAAATCCTCTTATCGTCTCCGAAGAAATGCCAAGTTCTGTAATGGGAATGGATTCTTCTGGAATGGACCAAGCTTGTTACTTTCTTCGTGACAAGATTTATAGCGACAAAGTACTTGCTGTTGTTCGTGAATATATTACAAATGCTCTTGATGAGCACGTTAAATACAATATCGAAAAACCTGTTACAGTTCGTTTAGTAAACAATGTATTTTCTGTTCGTGATTATGCTATGGGATTGAACGAAAATGATGTTCGTAATGTGTTTGGAATGTATTTCAAGAGTTCTAAAAGAGAAGATAATAAACAATCAGGTTGCTTTGGATTAGGTTCTAAAGCAGCACACTGCTACACTGATTCTTTTTATGTTAAAAGCTTTCACAACGGTGTTTGCACTCTTTACACTTGTGTTCTTGGTGGAGGCAAAAACGGTGTTCCTGTTGGTCAGATTATGAAGATTAGTGAAGAACCAACGAATGAAACTGGTCTTGAAATTTCTGTAGAAGTTGAACCTTCTAGTATTAGTAATTTTTACAAATGTACACTTTCTGTAGTAGATACTTGCAGCAAAAATATTGAGTTTTATTATAATGATGAACTTAATGTTCCTTTTTCTCCTGTTGAAACAGTTGAAAATAATGGATTTTTGTTTAAACTTTATAAAAAAAATCCAAAATCTACCTATTGTGCTGATGTTTATTATAAAATGGGAGAAGTCATTTATAAAACTGATAGTATTGTTCAAATTACTCTAAATGTTTTGATGAAACAAAATCATTTTCTTGTGGTAGAAATTCCTATTGGAAAAATGAGTCTTCCAATTTCCCGTGAAAGTTTTGAAGATACTGTTTCTAACAAGAGAAACCTCGAATCTATTAAAAATCACATTAACCATATCTACAATGAGGATGCAAAAAAACAATCTCTTCTTTCTGTTGAAGAACTGTTAGCTAACGTTAACGAAATGTATCTTTACGGTAAGTTTTTTGATTTTAAAAAAGCAGACCTCTATCCAAACCTTTATCATCTTCTTCGTGATTTAAAGCAAGTTACCGTAAGTCTTAAAATTGAAGAAAAAGATAACAAGAAAATTGTTGCTCTTATTCCAAATAAAGACAGTAAAGATTATTGGATTAAAAAGTTTTGCAATCATGTAATTTCTAAGAGTAAGTGTTATATGTATGTTACTGATGCATATTATGAGCGATGCAGTGAAGACGATAAGAAAAAATTAGAAGAACTTTTTCTTTTCAAAAAGGTAAAAAGCTCATTTTTTAATTGGCCTAAAACTAATAAAAATCAAATATCTATTAACACTTTTAAAGCAAAAGTCGTTTTTAGTTCTGATTGGCGTTCTAGAGATTTTATAGGTACTGCTCTTGAGATTCATAACTACGTAAGAAAAGATCTGAATCTTTCAGAAGCAAAAGATATTAATGAAGCTAAAGAACAATTAAAAAATACTGATTGGGTAAATTTTAATAATTTAAATCGTTTTACAATTGAAAATACTTCTACAACTACTAATAAAGTAAAAACATTAAGTGGAAACATGTTTAATTTTTTAATTGAGCTTGGTTGGTTTAAAGCACATTCACCAGAATATTTAGCAGTAATTAAAAAGATTGAAGAAAAGACAAATCAAGAAAAAGAATTTAATAAAATGACAGAATTAGTTACTTTTAATTTCTTTTCTTTTAGTGAACAGGATAAGTTCAAAAAGAAATTTTTAAAGAATAAAAAGTTTCTAATCAAAGCTAGTAATATTTGTAAAAAACTTATTGATGAAAAGAGTTTGCGTGGAATTATTTTTGAAACTATGCAACGTGAAAGTAAAAGTCATTGGTTCAACAAATATATTTCTCGAAAAGACCTTCGTAAAATTCTCACACTAAAATAATTGACAGACACATAAACCTATAGTATATTAAATCCCATGCAATACATCATCAACAGCAAAAGCATCGTATTATTCTTTGACAACAAACCAACAAAAGTTGGAAAAACAGACTTTCGCTTCTCAAAGATCATTAAGTGTTTTGATCTTCCAGAAGATGAGCAAGAGTCTGCTGTAAAAGATATTATTTCTTCTAGCAATAATAGTCTTCAAACAGAAAAAGACTTTGAAGTTAAAGATCAAGATGTTTACCTTGAAGGTGAAAAGCTTCCACCTATTCTTGCCAAAAAGGTTTTAGATCTTGTAGCTCAAGATCTTCCTATAAATTTGTTTAAAAAGTTTTGGAAAAATCTTCGTGACAATCCATCGCAAACTAGCGTAAACGAATTGTATGATTTCCTTGCATATAAGGAACTTCCTCTTACAGAAGATGGTTGTTTTCTTGCTTATAAAGGTCTTTTAAATAACTTCTGGAGTATTAATGGCAACAAAGATACAAAAGTTCTTAAAGGTGAAGTTGATGAACAAGGACACATCTTTAACGGAATTGGCGAAGAAATTGAAGTTCTTCGTCGTGATGTTGATGATAATCGTGCAAATCACTGTTCAAACGGTTTACATGTTGGTAGCCATGATTATGCTTCTAGTTTCTCCCAAGGTAAAATAGTTGTAGTAAAAGTAAATCCAAAAGACGTTGTAAGCGTTCCAAGTGATTATAATTGTCAGAAGTGTCGTGTAAGTGCATACACTGTTGTAAGTGAATATATTTCTGAAATTACTGCACTTGCAGTTTCCGAAGACAATACTCCTATGAAAAGTGTTTCTGATGAAAATCGTGACGAATTTGTTGATCGTATTTATGCATATTTGACTCGTCAGCTTGAAAAAGGTGAGGAAAGTGTTTCTATTCGTAAGATTCAAAATTCTTTCTCTCCTGAATATCCTTCTCGTCAACGAGTGCTTGATGCTCTTGATGTTCTTGGTTATTATTGGCAAGAATTTGAAGATGGTTATTATGTATACCTGACCGATTAAAAAGAAAAAGTTTAAGGAGGAGTCTTAGATAAATATCTAAGACTCCTCTTTTTTTAACTTTTTTAGCTTTTTTTGGATAAAAAATGAGAAAAAAACCTTATTTAATAGTGTATTTTTTTTCATTTTTATGGTAATGTAAAAGACATTATAGAAAGTAAGTAGCTTATACTTATTTACGAGTACTAATAAATTAATCATGGATATAACAATTATAAAACGAGATGGAAAAAGAGAGACATTTGACGCAAACAAGATCAATAAAGTCTTAGAATGGGCAACCGAAAATATAAAAGATGTTAATGTAACAGATATTATTGTTAAAGCTAAACTTTCAATTATAGATTCTATAACATCAGAATCTATACATGATGCGCTTATTGCTTCGGCAGAAGACCTTATAACTATTGATTCTCCAAATTATGAAAAAGTTGCAGCTAATCTCTTAAATTATAAACTAAGAAAAATTGTATGGGGTGGTAAAAATCCTCCAAAATTATTAGATTTTTTAAAAAACTTAATAAGTCAGAAGTATTATGACTCTTCTCTCTTAGAGAAATATTCGGAAAAAGAAATCAACAAAATAAACGAGATGATTGACCATGACAGAGATTTCTTATTTCCTTATGGCGGATTAACTCAATTAATGAGTAAATATCTTATTCAAAATAGAAAAACTAAACAAATTCTGGAAACTCCGCAATTTCAGATTATAGGAATGGCTATGTCTCTTTTTGCCAATGAAAAGGAAGATAGAATAAATTGGATTAAGAATTTTTATATAGAAACAAGTAAGAATTTTTCAGTTAATTGGCCAACTCCTGTTTTGGCTGGTGCAAGAACTCCAGTAAAATCTTATAGTAGTTGCTGTCTCATAGATATTTTGGACACAAAACATAGCCTGTTTGCCGCTAATACTACTATGGGAATGGTGACATGTGATAAATTTGGTGTAGGTTTTAACCTATCCCGTCTTCGTCCAATCAACTCCACCATTAAAAACGGAGAGACGCTACACAGTGGTGTTGTAGCATGGCTAAAAATGTATCAAGAAACTATCAAGGCATGTCAGCAAGGTGGTGCAAGACGAGGAGCAGCAACAGTAACATTTCCTATATTTCATCCAGAGATAATGACTATTCTGCAATTGAAGAATAACCAAGGAACGCATGAAAACAGAGTTCATCACTTAGATTATTCTATAGGAATATCTAATATTTTCTGGAACCGCATTAAAAATAAACAAAAAATATCACTATTTTCTAGTAAAGATGTTCCTGATTTATACGAGGTTTTTGGAACACCAGATTTTGATAATTTGTATATCAAGTACGAAAACGATAAAACAATACCACGTATAGAAGTTCAGTCTATAGGATCTGATGGATTGGCTACAATGCTAATGACAGAAAGATTAGAAACTGCTAGATATTACATACTCAATGTTGATCATTCCAACGAGTATTCTCCATGGAAAGACACTATTCAGATGAGTAACCTATGTCAGGAAATACTACAACCGCTAAAAGCAGAGAGATTTACAAATGATCCAGAAGCAGAAATTGGGGTTTGTGTTTTAGCGTGTGTTAATATGCTAAAAATTAAAAATGACGAACATCACCGTAGAGTGTGTCAGTTAATCGTAAAAACTTTAAATAATCTTATTGACATTCAAGAATATACAGTAAAGGGATGTGAAAATTTTGCAAAAAATAAAAGATCATTAGGAATAGGAGTTACTAATTTTGCTGGGTGGTTAGCATCTAAAGGTTTTAATCATGAGAGTCAAGAATCACTCGAATTGACAAATGAATTTTTTGAGAAGCAACAATATTATTTGATGGATGCTAGTACACAATTAGCTAAAATTGATGGACCTGCTCCTCATTTTCATCGTTCGAAATATCATAAAGGAGAATATAGTCCTCTAGATTTGTATTGTAAGAACGTTGATAAATTAGTTAAAAGTAACAATTTAGATTGGACTGGATTGATGAAAGACATATCAGAATATGGTATGAGAAATATGACATTAACTGCGCAAATGCCTGTAGAAAGCAGCAGTGTAGTTCAAGGTTCTACAAACGGAGTTGAACCCATAACATCGTACATTATAAAAAAGAGTTCTTTAGAAAAGACCGCAATTCAAATTGTTCCAAATTTAAAATATAAACATGTTTATACTAAAAAATCTGACATTAAAAATAACGAAAAATTAATAAAACTTAATGCGGTTATTTCTAAATGGTTAGATATGTCTAGTAGTTTCAATATGTATTTTGATAGCGAAGTTTATCCAGATAGCAATATTCCTTTAAGTGTTTTATTAAAAGAACATATGATGGCAACACACTATGGGATAAAAACTTTTTATTATTGCAACACCAAAAAGAAAAAAGATAGTTTAGCAAATGCTGAACTTGAAGATAATCAATCCGAATGTGCAGGTGGAGCCTGTACGCTTTAAAATCAAACTATATGAACACAGTACTAAATAAAAAACCAGTAGATATTTTACAACAGCCAATGTTTTTTGGCGAAGACTTAGGATTGCAGAGATACGATATTGTAAAATATCCAGAATTTCAAAAATCTTACGAGAATCAACGAAAAAATTACTGGCAACCTAATGAAATTCCTATTTCTAACGACCGAGCGCAGTTTGAAAATTTAACAGAAACAGAAAGATTTGTTTTTGTAAATAATCTATCCTTTCAGACAGTAGGCGATTCTTGTCTTTCGAGAACTATTGAAAGTCTTAAAAAATATGTTTCAAATTCTGAATTAGAGTTTGCTATGAATTGGTGGACGCTTATGGAAAATACGCATTCCGAGAGCTATACGCATATTCTTAGAAACATTGTAAAAAAACCAAGTGAATTTTTTGATAGCATTTATGAAAATGAAGAAGTAATGAAACGTGCTTCTCAACTCACTGAGCAATTTGATAAATTACTGTCGTCCGTGGGTAATTCTCCGAAAGAAGAGATATTTAAAACGGTTCTCTCACTACAAATAGCAGAGGGTATATTATTTTATGTAAGTTTTGCATGTACTTACTGGTTTGGTAGTCGTGGTCTTATGAAGGGAAATGCAGATATTATCAAGCTTATTAATAGAGATGAAGATTTACATGTAGCCATTACACAAAATATCATTCGTAGATGGAAAACTGATCCATCTGAAGGTTTTTCTGATATAATTAATCAAAACGAAAATTTAATTTATGAATTTTATAAAATGGCTGTTCAGCATGAAAAGGATTGGGCTACATATTTATGTAGTCGGGGTCCGTTATTAGGTCTTTCTCTTCAGCAACTTCAAAGTTATCCTGAATGGTTGGCCAATATTCGTCTTCGTTCAATGGGGTACGACCAAATTTTCGAAACAAAGAAAAACCCAATGGGAAGTTGGATCAAGGAATATATAAATTCGGATGAAATTGATGTGGCTCCTCAAGAAAAACCTATATTAGACTACGAAAAGGGAAAGATTAGTAACGATCTTGATTCAATGGATTTAAATTTCGAATTTTAAAAATGAAATCTAAACAAAGATGGAATAATGAAGAAGATTCTTTTATAATTGAAAATTATGAAAGAATAGGAGCTAAGGCTTGTGCAACAAAATTACAAAAAACGCTATCTTCGATATATTCTAGAGCTACTACTTTAAATATTCAGAAAAAAATAGAGCTATCAAAAACAGGAGTTATTCCTAAGAGAATTATTAATCAGATAAAAGTTCACGCGAAATCTAAAAACAGGATATGTGATATAACCGAAGAAGATATTTTAGACTTATGGATTAAACAGAATAAAAAATGCGCTTTAACAGGTACATATATCCAATTCCATAACGTATTTAAATTATCAACGGCTTCTGTTGATAGAATAGATTCTAAAAAAGGTTATACTATTGATAACGTGCAACTTCTACATAAAGATATAAATTTATCTAAAAGAATATATTCAGACGAATATTATATTTATTTATGTAAATTAGTTGCAGAAAATAATAAAAATTCTGAATTTGAGAGAAAATCCTTAGTTTGGCTGGACGACTATTACAACGATACCATCTATCCAGTAAATACTATGTTTGGGTGTGCAACTTGTGAAGATTAACATATGAAAAAAAAATATCTTTTAATAGGAAACAATATAGTTTCAGAATACTTTAAAAATAATCCAGACTTTGAAGTTGTATCTTGGCAATGGGTTTATGATTCAATTGACCGTTTAGATCAATACTCTGCGGTAATTTATTGTGAAGAAATGAGAGAAGGAAATTTTGCTGAGTTACTAACAGTTAATTACTCTATTCCTTCGCATATTTTAGATTATACAAAACAAAAGAAAATTCCATTTGTTTATATTTCCACTGCTGAACTATACAAAGGTAACTACGAGTGGAACAATACAAAAGAAGATTTAACCGAATTAAATACTTCAAGCACTTATTTATTAACTAAGCGATTAGCCGAAGTTCTTATTGAAAAAAGTAACGGACTTATACTTCGAATAAAAAATCCTTTTAGCGAATATTATCATTCTGATAACTGGCTTGTAAAAATAACACATAGTGATGTTCCTAAAAACTGGATGGATTGTCACACTTATCTTCCAGACTTAGAAAAAGCTTTACTAACTTTGTTAGAAAACAAGAACAATGGAATTTATAATGTTGTTCAGACAGAAACAGGTTCAGATTTATATTATTTACAAATTCTTAAAATTGATAAATTTGCAAGTTTAAGTATAGATAATGACGGTGATGTATCAGAAAAGCAAATAGGTGCAGATGTCAATTCAACAAAAATTAGAAACTATATAGATTTACAGCCTATGGACTTTGCAGTATTATATTGTTACACAAAATTAAAAGATAAACTTGACAATTTCCTCTAATCTAGTAAGTTGAGGTGTGTGTATAATAAAATATATTACTCAGATTTCCTTTAAAACTCCAAAACTGTGAAAAAAACTAAACAACAACAACATCCTGATTCCGAAGTAGAGAATGTAGAATACCAGGATATTCTCAATCCTTCTCCTGATTCGTTTATACATTCATATCGTCCGTTAAATTTTTCTTTATTAGATTTATGTATTAAATATTACTTTTTTTTACAAAAAACCTATTTTTCTTCTTATTTATTGCAAAATAAAAAAGAAGAAATTGTTATCAAAAAAATTAAAAAAACTAATAAGAAAGGAAAAAACAGTGAATTTAAGAGATATTGTAAATTGCAATCAAAATTATAAAATTTATATCGCTGGACCTATGACAGGTCTTCCAGAGTATAATTACCCAAAGTTCTATGAGATAGAAAGCCTTTTGCGTGAAATTGGTTATTCTTTCATTTTTAATCCTGCTGAAATTGCAAATGGTGAAACGGGTCATCATTACAGTTATTACATTCGTGAATCACTTAAAATGATTTCAAAAGCAGATGCAGTAGTTTTCTTAAATGATTGGGAAAATAGTAAAGGCGCTAATCTTGAGTTTCATGCAGCAAAGTTAATGGGTCTTAAATGTTGGAACGAAAATCTTGATGTTTTAGAGCTTAAAAAAGATGAACATGAAAAAAGTATTTGCGAAATTGCAGATCATCTTGTAAGCTTTGATCGTCAGTCATTATATGGTCATCCTTATGATAATTTTACTGACATTGGCAGAGTATGGGGAATGCAACTTGGTCTTCCAGACATTTCACCAGAAACGGTTGGACTTATGATGGTTGGTGTGAAACTTTCCCGTGAAAAGTTTCAACCAAAAAGAGATAATTTAATTGACGGAGCTGGTTTTTTTAAATGCGTTGATATGATTCATCAAAAGAAAACAGAATTAAACCATAAATAAAATTGCCGAGAAAAACAAAAAAAAACAAACTTATGAATACAAATACAACATTTATAGAAACCTTTAACATTATATCCAAAAATGTTCATGAAACGGCTAAAGAAAAAGGCTGGTGGGAAAATGACCGAAACGACGGAGAACTTATAGCTCTTATTCATTCTGAGCTTTCAGAAGCTCTTGAAGCATTGCGAAACGATAATCCTCCTGATGATAAGATTCCTGAATTTAGTGGAGCAGAAGCAGAGTTAGCTGACGTTATAATTCGTATAATGGATTTTACAGCAGCAAGAAAATATCGTATTGCAGAAGCATTAGTAGCAAAAATCGAAATGAATAAGACTAGAAGTTATAAGCACGGAAATAAAAAGTTTTAATCTATAAAAAATCTATACAATCGTTGGGCATGAATAAATATTTTCATGCCCAACGAATGTTTTCTTCCCCGATACGAAATTCACGATGTAGGTAGTGCTCATGTACTATCTCAGATTTATCCTCAAAATGTGAGAGATTTAAATATACCAAAAATTTGGAGTAAAAGTAAAGGTAAAAGAGTAAAAGTAATGGTTCTAGACACTGGTTGTCCAATAGATCATCCTGATTTGATGAAAAACATAGACTTAAGTAAATGTCAGTCTTTTATTGACGGAGAAGATATATTTGATTCTTATATTGGCCATGGATGTCACTGCACCGGCACGATTGGTGCAATAAACAACACAGAAGGCATTGTTGGTATTGCGCCTGAAGTTACAATTATTACAGGAAAAGTGTTAGATAAAAATGGTCGTAGTAAAAATGATAGCATTTTAAAAGGATTACAGTATTGTTTAAAAATATGTCCTGATGTAATTAATCTTAGCCTTGGCGGTCCAGATCCAATGCCAGAAGTTCATGAGGTTATTAAAAAACTAGTTTCGAACGGAACTGTAGTAGTTTGTGCAGCAGGTAATAATGGTGAAGAAAACATTCTTTATCCTGCAAAATATGAAGAAGTAATTACAGTTGGTTCTTATTCTGATACAATTTTAAAAGATCGTTCAAAGTTTTCTTCATGGGGAAAAGAATTAGATATTATGGCACCAGGAGATAAAATTCTTTCAACATATCTTAACAAAGGTTATGCGGTTCTGAGCGGAACAAGCATGGCAACTCCTGTTATTACTGGTGTTGTTGCTCTTATTATTTCAAAATATAAAGCAGAAAATAAAAATTTAACTGTTGACGAAATTAAGAAAATGTTATATAGTACTGCAATTGATGTAGAGAATAAAGGCTGGGACAATCACAGCGGTTGGGGAATTGTAAATCCTGAAAGTATTTTTGGGGAAGTTGTAACAATTCAATCAATTGCTAGCTTTTCAAAGCTTCAAAAACTATTCGATAAAGTTCTTAAATTTTTTAAACTAAAATGACTATTACAGATTTATTTCTTTTTTTATTCGCAACAGCAGGTCTTACATTTATAATTGTTCATTCAACAATTATGGACAAGCTTCGTATTCGCCAAACACTTAATAAAAATTCTTTTCTAAAAGACTTAATTAAATGCTCTCTTTGTACAGGATTTTGGGTTGCAGCTTTTTTCTCAACTATTGTTTTTCCTTCTAAAATGTTCTTATTAACATTTGCTGGTAGTGCATTTGCCTTTTTATTTGAAAGAACTACTATTTTTTTGGACGAAAAAATTCACCAAATTACAAAACATGAATGAATCACAACATATAAACATAACATCTCTCTGTGACGGATATGCACAGGTTGAACCTGACGAAATAGAAAATTTCAAAAATATTTACTTTCATGTTGTTCGTGATGAACAAACTTTATTTCCTTTTATATATCTAGAGAGTAGTCTTATAAAAGGTTATGTAGAAAAAACTATAATTAATATTCGTAAAAACGAATACATAATTGAAAAAGAAGGAAAGAAAACTACTTCTTCTTTTTAGATTTCCAAGATATTCTTTTAGAACTTTTCTTTTTCTTCATAGAAGAATTACACTGAGAAAGTGTAGGACGACAGGCGGGATAGCTTTTACGCTTCTCGCCTTTTTGTCGTCCACAAGGTTTTTTAGTTTTACAGTCTACCCATCCTGGCTTTCCGCCACTTTTATGAGAAAACCAGTCATGAAGACTTTCTTCTCCTAAGATAGAATTTACAAAACTGTCAAATTGATTCATTTCTTTTTAGATTTTCCCCAATTGCTTGCACCTTTCTTACGACACTGCACAAGAGCACCGCTTGAATAAGCACTAGGGAATACCCGATAACGTGCTTTTACTTTATGATAACATGCATCTTTTTTTCCAGCCATAATTATCTACAAGAAGATGAGCAAATATAGTCCTCTGGTGGGAACTTAGAATATTGATAAGCAATCGCCTTACCACTTGCGAGAGTAATGCTTGTTAATGGTGCAAACCATGTTTGACTAGAAGTGAAAGCAACATTTGTAAAGCTTGATCCATTTACTTGATAGATTAAGGTTTTATTATCGTCTGCTATAGAACGAAATCCTGCACTAGAAACAACAGAATTTGCTAAGAAGTCTATTTTATAAAATACAAAAGAAGATGTACTAGGAGTAAAAGTTCCTGCTCCACTCAAATAAACTTGTCCGTGTCCGCCTGTCATTAATTCCCATGCAAATAATTCTCTGCGGTCATTATAACTTATGCTTGTGCTTGGTTGAAGATACATATCTTTTACTTATTTAATTTTCTTATTTCATCATCAGAAACTCCCATTTCACGAAGTTTATTAATTATAAATTTTAAACGGGAAATTTCATTTTCTTTTTGTTTTAATAAATTATTTCTTTTATTAGCATCATTTGTCAAATTTATTTGTGAATCAAAAGTTTTAATATAATTTGCAATTTGAGAAGCAGCAGTTTTATAATCTTGCGGAGAATCTTTTGCAGCAAGTGGAGAGGTAGCAAGCGTTAGTGCTGCTCCAATACCACGAAGCATATTATTCTCATAGATTGTTGCAAGAGGGTCGTCCATATTTCTATTTATCTTTATAAATAGAAATATGAATTTCAATGATTTTTATTTAAATTTTTCAAAAACCTATTCTAGAGAATTAGGCGAAAGTTTATGTTCTGAGAGCGAGAAAAAAGAAACGCAAAAAGATGCATTTCAAAAATTTGCAGAAAAACGTAATTCTGGTGCTGAAAAGATAGCTGATGCGGCACATGAAAAAGGTGGTCCTGCTATGCTAACATATCATCACTTCAAAGTAAAATTACCATATTATAAAAAAGCCGCAAATGGTAAATTTGATATAGCTCAAGCAAAAAAGCAATTAAAACAACTTACTAACCAATTAAATGATGCTATGGACGGCACTATCAAAATGCAACAAACAGAATTTCAAAAAATTGTAGGTTTGATTGAAGTGTTGGGAGAATTAATTATTTTTTCTCAAACTCATGAATAAAGACTTTACAGGATAAACAAAATTATGAGATTTAAAACGTTCTTCTTATTATATGAAAATTTATCTATAACTGGAGCAAAGATAACGCCAGAAGAATCTATCTCAAGTGCTGCTATTAGAAATAAAAAAACAGGAGAAATAATAGAGGGAGCCTTTCACTATGATGCACAAACCTCTGCATGGGAAAAGGGATGGTTTCCTAAAAGTATAACCGATAAATTCTTAAATGGAATAAGAGAACTTCAAGACGAAAAAGATGGTTATACAATAATAAACGATATTCTCGAAGATGGTTTTACCACTTCCAAAGGAAGATTCTTGTCTAGACAAGATGCACTTAAAATAGCCAGAGCAGCAAGACAAATAAACCCAAGAATGCGTCCTGACGATGATATGATAAGTCATTATAGCAATGGTCCAAAAGTAAAAGATATATATCTAAGATCAGAGGAGTTGCTATAAAATAATAAATAGAAATATGACTTTCAAGGAATTTTATTTCAATGTTTTTCTTCCACAAACTATTATTGCAGAAGATTATACATCATCAGTTAATCAAATAACAAAAATAGTTAATAACAATGGTTTACCACCAGAGGATGTTGATAAAATTTTAGATATTTATAATAATGTAAGAGTTGATGAAGGTAGAGAAAAAGCTAAAAAAGATTCTGATCTTGTTGCACTAACATATGTGTATATGGTTGGAGAAAATATCGGTTTATCTATAGAAAACATCAAAAGAGAATATTCTGCTTATCTAAACTCAGAAACATCTGTGGGTAAAAAATTATTATCAGATTATGTAATAAATTTACAAAACGAAATCAAATCCAAAGGATTATTCAAACCTGATAAAAAGGCAGAAAAGTTAGAATTAATTAAAAGTAAAACAATAAAATTAATAGAAACTATTCATCGCTATCAAAAAAAAGAAGAATTTAGTGGAAAAATAATGAACGAAGAAGAAGATAAAGTTTATGAAGATAATAGTATAACTATTTTTAAAGCAGATTCTAAACAAAAATGTATTTATTATGGAAGAAATACTAATCTTTGTATTTCTACAAAGTCTGGTAATTATTACTGGAAATATAGAATGGGTAAAATGCAAAATTTAGGAATGACTACATATTTCATTATACCTAAAAATAGAAAAGAAAATGAACTAATTGTTATTGATGCAATGGGAAATGAAGAAGGTAGTAGTAATACATTCGGATATACTGTTGTAGAACCTTCAGGAAAACAGATTGAAGATTTATATAATATATCTGAAAAAGAATTAGAGAATAAATTTCCTATGTTACAAAAACCGTTTAATCAAAATGTATTTCAATTTATACCATACGGTGAAAAAGAAAAAAGATTTCAATCTATTGATGAAGGTGACATTGGTTTTGTTAAATTATCAGGATATGAAGATTATGAAATGTATATTCAAACAGATCAGTTTGACTCTGATAATTGGAATATAATTGAAAAAAATGTAAATGATAAAGATTTTGAAAAATTACTTTTATTAGCTTCTGAATTACAAAAAATTATTCCTTATGATTTGACTGAAAAATATTTCTCTGAAAAACAAAAGGAAAGATATTTTGAAAATATAGCAAAAGATCCAGAGTATTCTTATCTTTATGCCAGAGATGTATTAAACGGACAAAATGTTCCACCTATTATATTACAAAGTATTGCAAAAGGTCCAGAATATTCTTATGATTATGCTGTAAATGTATTAGAAAAAGGACAAAATGTTCCAGATATTATAGAACAGGGTATTGCAAAAGATCCAGCGTATTCTTATTATTATGCTAAAGAGGTATTAAAAGGTCAAAATGTTCCAGATATTATAGAACAAAGTATTGCAGAAAATATATATTATTCTTATAATTATGCCAAATATGTATTAAAAGGAAAAAATGTTCCGCCTATTATATTACAAAGTATTGCAACAAGTCCAGAATATTCTTATAATTATGCTAAAGATGTATTAAAAGGACAAAATGTTCCAGATATTATAGAACAGGGTATTGCAGAAAATACATATTATTCTTATAATTATGCTAAAGATGTATTAAAAGGAAAAAATGTTCCGCCTATTATAGAACAAAGTATTGCAGAAAATACATCTTATTCTTATAATTATGCTAAAGATGTATTAAAAGGTCAAAATGTTCCGCCTATTATATTACAAAGTATTGCAAAAGGTCCAGAATATTCTTATCTTTATGCCAGAGATGTATTAAAAGGTCAAAATGTTCCACCTATTATATTACAAAGTATTGCAGAAAATCCAGAATATTCTTATGATTATGCCAAATATGTATCATTAAACGGTCAAGTTATTCCACCTATTATATTACAAAGTATTGCAGAACCTCCAAAGTATTCTAATAAAAGTCTTACAGAAGCCAAACAAAGTTTAACAGAAGCAACACTAAATTCTCTCTCAACAGATGTAATTCGTTCTAATTCAACAAATATAAACAGTATTGAAGATAGAAATTTCTCATCAGACTATGCAGCAGATGCAAGTTCAGTAATTAGAGATTCAACAATGAGCGGTTTTATAGGAGAAGGTATATTTGATGACTCAAACCAATTAGTAGGTTATGGTTATGGTTATCGTATGGATGTGAATAGTGAATATAATATGCTAGAATACGTGGACACTAGTGAAATTACCTTTTTCGATGATAAATTTGAACAATCTGTTATTAATAATGGAATAGAAAATATATGTACTCCAAAAAATACATTTTACGTTTCTAATCTTGTTGTTGATAAACCTTATCGTTTACATGTAAAACCGTTGTTAAACACATTATTAAATCGTATTAGTAATAGAGGATACAAATATATAACATTCAACGGATTAAGTGATACTATACGTTTATTTGACTCTGCTAGAAAAGCTAGTCGTTTAAGTGGTAATAACTTGACAAAATTAGCAGAAATTGATACAGGAGAATCTAAATTTGTTCTTTTCTATATTAAATAACTATATGAAGTTCAACGAGTTTTACGATATAATCGAAAATAAATTATGTGTATTATCAGAATCACAAAATTTTGATTTTGAAAGACATAAATCTATGATTATGAGCTTTATTCAAAAAATAAAAAGCAATAAAACATTAACAGAATATGATAATCCTTTTTATAAACTAATTGTAGGAGATGTTGGAGGTTCTGTTGGCGCACACAGAAATACAGGTTTTACTCAAGAGCAAAGTGACCAATGGAAAAATTATTTCTCATCAAAAGTTTTTGATACAGATGGTGTTTGGAGTCAAAGAAATTTAAATAAAAATTTACCAAGAAAAAGCGGAGACAGAACTTATAATTATTACATAAGCATCGCAAAAGATAAAAATAATATACTTAAATTCTGGAGTAAACTTGGACAACTAGATGCTGCATTATCCAAATTATCAAATGATAGTGGGGTTCCTATAAGTTATAAAACCCATAGACTTTTAGATGTATTTTTAGCACATAATGATAGTCTTAAAGTTTATTATTACGATGCACAATTAAAACCTCAGATTGAGAGTATAGTTAAAGATTGGTTAAATAGTAACGGTATAATCCAAGGAGATAGAACACACCATCATGGTGTGGATAAACCTGATGCTAGTGGTAAAAAGCTTTCGTTTGGACAAATATTATCAAATCAAGTAGCTCAACAATTGATAAATGCTATAAAACAAAATCCAAACGTAGAAGACGAAAAATGGTTTGAATGGGTTAAAAAATATACCCCTGAAATTATTCGGAAAATACAAGTACAATAAAGTTATGAATTTTAAAGAACTATACGATTTAGTAAAAGAAAGTATTGAAGGAAGACTAGCAGAAAATAATGCAAGAGAAATATTCGGTTCGGACGATGAACCTAATATTCGTGGATATATTTACCAAGATGGTAGTTTTTTAAACTTAGGTTCTGGACAAGATCATCGAGAAATAAACTTTGCATACTTTCCAGATAGTGACGAATACCCATCTTTACAAGAAATAGAAATTGAAGAAAACAACTTAGGTTCAAGTAAATATATGATTCATTTTATGAGCGAAGCTGGAGCAATAAGATGGGCTAGGATTAATACTGATCTCTTAGTATTATCATATGTAAGAAAACCTACATATGCACAAAAAAGAGCAATCACAAAAATAATAGATAATTATAATATATCAACAGTATCAGTAGATGTTTATTCACCTAAATACCAAACCTTAAAATCTGTTGAAGGTGATGTTTGGGATGATGATGTACAAAAATTAATTTAATAAAAAACCCACTCAATTGAGTGGGTTTTCTTTTTTATCCTATTAATTCTTTTATAGGTTCAGATTTATTACCAACTGTGAATGGTCGGTTACTTGGACTCATCCATACGTGATCATGTTTAATCCCAAGAAGATACCCAATCGTTGCATTAAGTTCTCCAATTTCAGTTGGACGTTCTACAACCTTACTTCCATTCTCGTCGGTTTTACCAACAACCTTACCACCAAGACCACATCCACCAATTAGGCATGAAAAAGCACTTGGATGATGGTCACGACCTTCATTTTTATTTAAACCAAGTAAATTATTCTCGTTTTTAGAATCTATTGTTCTACCAAACTCTGTTGCAATTACAACAAGAGTTTCTTTTAATAATCCACTTTCACTTAAATCACTAAAAAGAGAAGCTAATGCTTTATCATAGTATTCTGCTTTGTTAGTCATTGCTGTGCTAATGTCATTGTGCATGTCCCAGCCACCGTCACCAATCTCTATGTAACGCACTCCGCGAGAGATTAAGCGTTTAGCAAGAAGGCAACCTTGACCAAAGTTGCTACGTCCATAACGGTCACGATTTTCAGGGGTTTCTTTGGTAAGATCAAAAGAGTCTAAGTCTTCACTTTTTAAAAGTTTAAGAGTTTCATCATAAAGAACATTATACGAATTAACATCCTTTACTCCATAGCCTTCTCGGAAATTTCTGTCAAGAGCATTTAACACGCTGAGTCTATTGTTAAGACCACTTTCACTAACAGACAATTTACTAAAACGAAGTCCTTCGTTTGGATTTATAATAGGAAGAGGAGTAAATTTTTTATCTAGATAACCTTCTCTTGGATGATCATTATCACCAGAGATAAGAATATTATCAGGAATGCTATCATGACTTTTGCCTAATAGATATGAGCTTATTGCACCCATTGCAGGGTGAATTGTTAAACCGTTTTTATTATAAGAAGTTCTCATAAGATATTGACCTTGTGAGTGTGCGCCTGTTTTAGATGTCATTCCTCTTAATAGAGAAAACTTGTCACCGTGCTTTGCTAATTCTTTGAAATATTCAGAAACTTGAAAGTCTCCACTTGTTTGAACACTTTTAACGCCACCCATTACATTTTCACCTTTAGGATCAAATGAATCTAAATGACTCATACCACCATTGTTATAAATGTAAATAATGTGTTTAGCTTTGCCGAAAAAAGCAGAAGAAACATTTTCTGCTAAAGAAGGAGTACTTAATACACTAACACCAAATGTTGTGTATGCGAGTTTTTCGATGAAATCTCTTCTACCAAGAGAGCAACTGAGGTTGAGGTTTTTTTCCATAATTTTGTTCTATATCTTCAATATTTTTAGATTTATTATTTTCTATGTAACTTGATGCAGCTACAATAGAATCGTAAAATCTTTTTTCTTTTCTTGCGTTTTCTTCTTCTTGAAGTATTAATATTTCTTCCATATTATTTTCTAAATAAAAATTCTCTTGAGTTAATCAAAGCCCATACAAGATCATCTGTTTGAGTTTTTGATAAAATTACTCTTTCGTCAACTTTACTAGGACGACTTAGTATACTTAAAAACAAGCTGTCCTTTTGTTTATCTTTTGAGAAGTTTTGATAAATTTGACTTTTTTTATCTATTAAAAGTTCAACGATTGGTGAATTCATAATAGTTAAAACTTGTGTTATACTACCTTTGTCATTACTTGAGTCAATAAGAACACGATCACTACTGCCATATTCTTTTAAAAATTGACCTACAAAAGAGTTACGATTCATAAGATATGATGCACGCACCAAATCTATATTTTTATATTTTAAAAATTTTTGATTAATTAGACGATCATAGTTTCGAAGGTCTTCAACTTTTTGAAGAAGATATTTTCCATTAATATCTTTCCAATCAATTTTTACAAGATTAGAATATTCAGAAAAAGAAAAACGACTATAATTTACATCAGGAACTACAAGAGTTAAAATGCTGTCCCAAATCTGGTATGCATTCATTCTTTTTACAAGTATAGATTGATAAGCATAACTTTCATCTTTTCCAGTATATGCTTCTCTGTTATAAAAGTCACTGGTTGATATAAGACGAAGAAGACTTTTAATGCTGTAGTTATGTTGTTTGAAATAATCTCCAAGAAAAGTTAACACTTCACCTTCTGGATAATCTGATAAAATAAAGTTTGTTTCAGGAACTATAAGTGCTTTTCCTACAATATTCGCCCACACTCTATTTGAAATAGAGTGTGTAAAGTCTTCGTGTTCAACAATCCATTTAGAAGCAACATCTCTTTTATTTTCTTTTATACTTTTAAATTTGCTGTCAAGTGTATTTGGTTCAACAACGTCAAAAGGTTTTGCATCTTTATACCTATAATCATGAGGAAGTTTTAATGTTTTATTATCATCATCTTTTAAATTAAAAAGATTTGCTGATAATAATTGACGAACATTATTGTCTATACGGTCTTTTTTTGTAATCTCTTTAATCTCGTTATCTACTTTTTTAATAATATCATTATATTCTTTTCTTCTTTCTCTTGTATCTAAAGAGTTAAAAAAAGATGCCATTTGATAAAACTGCATTTGAGTATAGTCTTGAAATGGATCATCGTGACACTGCGCACAAGCTAAGTCTTTGCCTATAAAAAGCTGTAAACTTGTAGCAAGATTGTCAAGAGGCATACCATTGTCACGAAGCATATATCCAGCAGCACCATTGTCAGAGAATTTACCATCCGCAGAAAGTAAAGAATAAACAAAATCTTTGTAGGATTTGTCGTTTCTTACAAATGATTTTACATAATCTATGTAAGGATATGACTTTAAGAGTGCTACATCATCAGCAAGTCTTTCAGGTCTGATACGAAAAATATCAGCCCAAAAATTATAATAATTATTAACATAATCCTCAGACAACAATATTTTATCAACAGTCTTTTCTTTTTTCTGAGAATCTTTATCTTTTATAAACGTATCAATTTCATTATATGTAGGAATTCTTCCTGCCAGATCAACATAAACACGTTTAATCCAAGTATATTCATCTGTTAATTTTGCATTACCTTTAACTGTATTTTTAACGTAATAAGTTCTTAAAACGCCGTCTAATTCATTTGTTGCAAAAGCAGATACCGAAAAGAGAGAGAACATTAAAATGACTAAGATTTTTTGCATACCTGATAACATACTTACCAAATAACTCTTTTCTTTCATTTTAATCAGAGTTTACTTTTTAAATTGAATAATAGTGCAGAGAAATTAACTTCTGGGTCCATTACAAAAGAATGTCGATACATATACTCGCTGATAAGAATACTTGCAATACTATTACACTCTCTTACATACAAGTGGAACAAGTCTTTCATAAGACTATGATAATCATTTCCGAACTTGTCACTTTCATCTACAATCTTTTGACGAATCTGGAAAACGTCTTTACCCTCTTTCAGATTTTCTTTAATCTCTCTGGCAAAATCATTTCCTAACTGCTTGCTATAAATGAATGTTCCTGAGATGCAGCATCGTTGCAACTCGTTGATTGTTTTACGAATATCAGGGAAAAGATCTTTTACAAGACCTCTAATGTTCTCAAGATTTTCTTTTTGAACCAAAACTTTCTCAGATTTGAGAATATTTACGATTCTTTGCAATACTTGCTTTTCTGAACAAGTAAAAGTAAACTCTTGACAACGAGAACGTAATGCTTCAATAAGTTTGTTTCGATAATTTGCTGTAAGAATAAACTTAACAGAGTCAAGATAATCTTCCATAACTGAACGAAGAGCTTGCTGTGCCGTCATCGACATGCCATCACAATTACTTGTCATAATTCCTGTTTGTCCGACGAAAAAATTATGGGTTCCGCCTACACTCAAATCATATACATGTGATAGTGTTTCGAGTTTTTTGATATTCTTAATTCTTAATTTTTGCATATTTTTGTACCTTTTTGTATTGTTCTTTAGCAGATTCGTTATTGTTTATTAAATTAATATTTAAAAAATTATGTATATTATTCTCATTTATCCATATAAATTTCATATTATTACTCAAACAATAATTTATAAAAGTGTTTATTTTTTCGATCTCTTTGTTAAATTGAGATACTGGTTTTATCTCATATAAAATTCTATTTTTTTCATCATAAAAATCATTAACATAAACTCGGTCTCCGTTTCTGATTCTGATGTTTTCGTATAATAACTGCTGATTACAGAACCAAAAGCACGCTTCCCATGAACTTCTAAATTTATAAATATTATCATCTATAGTAATTTGAGCATTCCAATGTGTCCATGTATTTGTAACGTTTGGTGTAAATTTACCTTCTAATATTTGTTTTTTGAGATAATCTGATTGTTTTTTAGCTTTTTCTTTTTGTATCTGCTTTCCCCTTTCTGAATTATTGAATTTTTTATGGGAAACAGTCATTTTTTTCCTTATTTCTATACCCTGTTCAGAATCCATAATCTCTTTAATTCTTTTAGATAAAAGAGATTTTGTTTTTTCAGAAGTAATATAGTTTTTAGTCCATACTTTCTTATCTATCTCGTCTTTAGAAAATCTACAAAAGCCTCTCTTTAAATTAAAATCTTCAAATGTCAATCTTTCCCCCGAATATTCACTATATGCTGGTGAATGGTCTAGATATAAAAAATAACGAAGACAATCAGGAAACATCTTTACAGAAAGACTAGCTTTCCAAGCTATTTTATTTTTTAATATTTTTCCAGTAATAGGGTTATAAAATTCTATATTTTTGTTTTTATATAAATTATAAAAATTTTCGATTTCTTCTTTAGTATAATTTTGCCTTCGTAATGTATTTCCGCCCATATATATTATTTATATGAGCAAGTATATATATTCCGTCAAACTGTAAGAATTTCCAAAATATTATTAGAAATAATATCTTTTAATTTTTTTCTTGTGATTTCTCCTGTCATAGAGTCTTCTACGTACCATTTATGATCTTCTGTACAAACAATAAACTCTCCGTTTTCAAATTCTACTTCATAAACTTCTTGAACCCCTTTATCAATCTTAAAAAACGGTCTATATTCAATTCGAGATAAATCGAAATTATACGTCTTCACCAAATCATTATCAGGGTCAACATCTTTAATGGGAATTTTTTGTTCAGACCCATCTTTTAGAATTGAAACTAGAGTATTTTCTTCCAAACATTCATCTAAAATAACAATTTTTTGATTGCCGTCAATACTCATTACAGATATAAATTCACTAATCAAGTTTCTTACTGTATCAATGTTACCTTGTTCAGATGCATTAATATACATGTAAGAATTTGGTGAAAACTTTTTAGCAAGAATCTTTGCAATTGTACTCTTCCCGATGCCTGGACTTCCTACAAGAAGAAGATTATTTGGAACTTCTTTAAGAGAAGAGAAATACTCTTTTTCTTTGTCATTTAAAATAACGTCTTCAATGTTTTGTGGGCGATACTTTTCAGTCCAAACTTGGTTAATAGTCATGGGTGACTTTACTCTTATACTGCTATTATGTCAAGTTCTAATAAATATAATTATGAAATTCAAAGATTTTTATATTAACAGATATTTAAAAGAAAGTGACGAATACAATACAGCAAATTTTAGTTCTTCGTCATCTGAAGATATAAACGATAATGAAGATTTTGACATGGTTTACGACCGATTAAAAGCAAATGGTTGGAAAGAAATAGGATCAGGTAGTTTTGCAAAAGTTTTTGAACATCCAGAAAAAGACTATGTTATGAAACTGTTCACTGATCAGTGTTATTTAGCTTTTCTTCGCTTTTTAGAAAGACATCAAAACAACCCACACATTGTTAAAGTTAAATCAATAGATATTATTCCAAAGGGAGATAATGTAGGTTTAGTAGCAATTGAAAAATTAAAGAAAGCAAATTTTTCAAATTGGAGAAATAATTTAGCTTTATCTTTCGGAGGTTATCTATCTTCTACCACTATTGGAAATCGCTCTTTGGAAACAGTGGTTGATGGTTTTATGAACAAAGTTAAAAAAGACGAAAATTCTATGAAACAATATTACGTTGTAAAGAATCAAGATACGCCTGAAAAAGATTTTAGACAAAAAATATCCCATCATGATCGCTTATTAAGAAGAGTAGAGTTTTTCATAGAAGATAATCTACCTCTTGCTAGAGCACTATATGAACTTTCTAAGTATTTAGAAATGAACCACAAATACTGTGCTTTTGATCTACACAGCGGAAATTTTATGATTCGTCCATCAACAGGAGAAATTGTTATAACTGATCCTGTAGCTTAACAGGATTATATTGTATAATATAAATAACTTTATGAATTTTAAATATTTTTATGAACAAAACGTTAACAGAGATCTTGAAATTTTTAAAACTTTTTATAGACTTAGAAAATTTTTAGAAAAAAAATAACAAAACACATTTATATGATCTACATTCTGGTAATTTTATGATGCGTCCATCAACAGGAGAAATTGTAGTAACTGATCCAATCGCTTTTTAAGCTATAATATCAGTTAAAATTTTTCCATCTCTTACAATATCAACTGGACGTAAATCGCTTGTCATTAAGCGTTTCTCATAATTTATTCCCATAAGAGAATACATGGTTGCTGCAAGATTTTCAGGAGATATTTTTACTTTTGCAGTTCTTCCAAATAAGTAACTATATGGATGAACTACATAGTTATAAAACAAACTGTCTAAATTGTAACAAAGAAATGGATTTATATCAATCGAGTACTATTAAGGGAAAATTATATTATAGAAAAGATCGTGTAAACAAATTCTGTAGTAATAAATGTAATGGAGAATATAAAATTAGAAACATACCAAAAAAATGTCCTACTTGTTCAATCGAATTTTTTACTAAACCACATGAAAGTAAATTATTTTGCTCCACTAAATGTAGTACAACACGTAAAAATTTTACAAAGAAATGTGATTCTTGTCAAAAGGATTTCGTATCGTCGCATATAAGATCGAAATTCTGTTCTAAACAATGTCATAGAAATAATAGACTCTCTGAAGTAAGAACTAAAAACAACACCCAAATTTACACTAAAAAATGTCAGAGTTGTGATAATTATTTTAAAGGTTCTTGTAAACAAATATTTTGTTGTCGAGAATGTAAAAGACCGAAAAAACATGTTTATAAAGAACGCGCAATAAATATAAAAAAAGAACTTGTACAGTTAAAAGGTGGTTGTTGTCAAATATGTAAGACGTATTTTGATGAATTATCTAAATATTGTTTTCATCATATCAGGGATAAAAAATTTACTCTAGATCAAAGTAACTTATTAAAATATTCAATGAATGAAATATTAAATGAATTAGATAAATGTGTGCTATTATGTCACAATTGTCATGTGATTGAGCACCAAAACGCTAAAAATAAACGAAAAATAAGAAAAGGACAGCAAATAAAAGAAATTCTTATAGAACAATTAGGAAATGTTTGTTCTGAATGTGGCTGGAATTCCAAATACACCGCAACACTATCGTTTGACCATTTGTATGATAAAAAATTTGAATTAAATATAAAAGAATTATCATATAGAACTATAGACGAAATAAACGAGGAAGTTAAGAAATGTCAACTTCTATGCATTAATTGTCATATTGGAAAGAATGAAACAAAAGATCGTTAGATTATAATATCGCGTAATAGTGTTCCTCCGTTAATAATATCTATGGGTCTAAGATCAGATGTAACTAGTTGTTTTTCAGGTTCAATGCCCATAAGAGAATACATAGTATATGCCAAATCTTGTGGAGATACAGGGTTTTCGTCCGGTTCCATAGCCAAAGAATCTGATTTTCCATATGAAAATCCTTGTTTTGTCCCTCCTCCTGCCATAACAACACTAAAAACCTTTGGCCAGTGATCTCTTCCAGAAGTAGAGTTCATCTTTGTTCTTCCAAACTCACTTGTAACCAAGACAAGAGTGCTGTCTAGCATTCCACGGTCACTTAAATCAGATATTAATGCAGAAAATGCTTGGTCAAAGTTTGGTGCTTGACTAAGCATTGCAGAATTCAAATTACTGTGATGATCCCAGCTACCATAATTAACTGTTACCATTCGAACTCCTGCTTCTACGAGACGACGCGCCATTAAGAAACGCATTCCAGCAGAATTGTTTCCATAGTTTTCTTTTGTTTTAGTAGTTTCTTTATTTAAATCAAAAGCATCTCTGGCTTCTGAAGAAGAAATTAAATTAAATGCATTTTGATAAAAAGAATCCATTGCTTGAACAGAATCACTTTTTTCAATATTCTTGAAATGGTTATCCACTATATCTAAAAAACGACGACGACGCTGTAATTGACCTTCGTTAATTCCTAAAGGAACATTCAAATCTCTTACTTGGAAATCAGAATTTTCTGGATTACTGCCAAGTGCAAACGGTCCATACTTTGTTGAAAGATAACCAGTTCCGTTTTCTGGTGCAAATTGATTTGGCACAAGAACATAAGGAGGTAAATTGTTTCTTCCGCCTAATTCATGTGAAACAATGCTTCCAAATGAGGGATATTGAATAGCAGGACTTGGACGATAACCTGTGAGCATGTTATGAACTCCTCGTTCATGTGCAGCTTCTCCATGAGTCATGCTTCTAATGACTGTTAATTTATCACTAATTTTAGCGGTTTCTTTTAACAATTCACCAAAGAAAACATCACTTATTTTGGTTTTAATTCCACTAAAAGGTCCACGATATTCAGAAGAACCATTTGGTTTATAGTCCCATGTATCTTGGTGAGCCATTCCACCAGGAAGAAAGATGTGAATAACACTAGTTGCTTTCGTAGCTTTTGTTTCGTTGGCTTTGAGCCAAAAAGGAAGATTTATTCCTGCGGCGGCTCCTACTTGAAGAATGGTTCGTCTGTTCATAATTATTAATTGTCACATTTGGTATTCACTAATCCCCAAATGGTTATTGAAATTGCGAAAATTAAAATAGCTGTTATCATCCGTTGATAAGTGATTTACCTTGATATTGAATATAAGGAGTGTTTTCTGAAACTTGAATGCTTTGTAAAGACGCAAGAAGATTCAATACTTGATGAACTTTATCAGCAGGAATACTAAAAACTTGGCCTGCTACTGTTACATTGATTCTATTTGATGATATTGTATTTAACATAAATTTTGAGATACTTATTGAAAAGTGTTGGTAAACACCATAAACTATATGTATGGAACAGTCAAGAGAAAATTTACAAATGAAAATCAAAAAGTATGGCTTTTATGCTTTTAGTAAAGATTTTGCTAAAAATGGAATGGGCTTAATCATTTTTGAAATGAACGATAACGACATAAAAGGAATAAGATTAAAGATTGGAAATCCTGAAAAGTTCGAAATGAATCGAACACTATTAGAAAATTTGTTAGTATATGAGAGTATAGAATATGTAGAGACATTGCCTAAAACTGTGTGGAAAGATTTTTATAAGATTTATAAAAAATAAGTTGACAAGCACTTTTATAAAGTGTATTATAAGTTTATGTCACAACATTACGACAAACTAATCATTGATGGTAATAATTTATTATTTCGCGCTTTTTTTGTAAAACGCCCAGATAAATTTGTAAACGAAATTAACGTTACTCCTATTCATCAATTCTTATCTATGCTTAAATCCTTAACAAATAAGTTTAAGCCAAATGAAATTATTTTAACATGGGATAAAAAGCTTAATCCTACAAAGAAAAATTTTCGTAAGAATATTGTTGCTTATAAAGAACAACGAGTAGAAACAGAAAAAACAAACGATTTGTTTAGTAAAATTAGTTATATTCAAAAATTTATTGATGCTCTTGGTATTAAAACAATTTATCCTGTTAATATGGAAGCTGATGATGTTATTCGTTATTTAAGTATAAACCATGAAGAATCTGTTCTTATTATTTCTAGTGATCGTGACTTATTACAACTTGTAAATAATCATGTTTCCGTTTATTTACCAAACAAAGATATTATTGTAGATAATAATAACTTTGAAACAGTTGCAAATGTTAAAAAAGACTTGTTTGTGCTTTATAAAAGCATTTTAGGTGACGTTTCAGACAACATTATTGGATTAGAAAAATTTGGTCCTGTTCGTGCCAAAGCTCTTGCAGAAAAAATTTATTGTGAAGAGAACAATTCTTTTTATACAGAAAATCTTTCTGAAGAACAAGTCGAAGTTATTAATAGAAATCTTTCTGTAATCGACTTGTCAAGAACCGAAACAGTTTATCCTGATGAGTATAGTTTTTATAAAAAGCAAGAAGAAGAATATAATGGAAAGTTTGATTCTGACTTACTCAAAGACCTTTTTAAACAATACGGATTTGTGCCTTTTTTAACTAGTTTTGGCGAATGGAATACACTTTTTAATAAAAATTCATTAAGTTGTGATTTACTTTCATGTATTTCCTTATAAGTATCTGAACTATGATGACATTACAAAATACACCAATTCCTTGCAGAGCTTGTGGTCAAATGACTCCTGGTAGAGAATCTCCTGCTCGTAAATCGGACGGTTCTCTAGTTATGGAGTGTCAGTGGAGATGTGGAAGATGTGGTTGCTTTTTGAAGCAAGGCATTACACGAATCATTGAACCAGCAAAAAATGAAAACCAGTAAAAAAATATTAATATTAGCAGTTTCTTTAGGGTTAACATCATTAATAAGTGGTGGTCTTGCACTAGGTCTTAGTGCTTTTTTCTCAATTTATTATTGGGCAAGTTTCTGGTTTTTCTTTTGCGCACAAATTTTGGGTTCATTAGCATGGGACAGATTTGGCGAAACAAATAGAATATTAGAAGAAGTTAAAGAATATAATAGAAAACCTTATAGAAAATATCTTATTCCTTTAAACTGCGCTCATTGCGGTCATAAAAACGAAATCGAATTAGATTTAACTGATACTGAGTTTCGTTGCACTAATTGTTTAAAATATAATGGTATTCATACAAATTTCATGACTGCTGCAATTACTGAACCTGTTTCTCAAGTAGAATCATGAGCTTTTTAACACCTGATTACGATTACGATCCATTACAAGAAATGTACAGTCCTCCAGAAGGAGAAGACTATGCACCGTCTAAAATATTCGTATCAAAAACAGAACTCTCTAAAAATATAAGAGATTTTTGTAAAGATGTTCCAGAAGTATCTTTACATCGTTTTTTTGGCAATGTTGCATTATCAATGAAAACAAGCACAAATGTTTTTGATGGTGTGGCTTTTTATAAAAAGTTCTCTGACGGATTTTTACATTCATTAAAAACAACTTTTAAAGAATTACCACCTGAAAAAATAGAAGAAATAGAAGAATCTTTAAATCAAACGCAAAGTTTACTTGCAGAATCTTTAAAAAGTAGTAATGTAGAGAACAAATACCTCTTATTCTTAGCTTTAGGCTTAACAGAAGGTATGTTAGCGTTTGAAAATTATTAATTATGGAAAACATAGATAACATTATATTGCCTGATTTTAAGGCGAAAAAAACACGTTCTAAAAAAGAACCTAAAAAAGTTTTGGTAGAGAAAGAAACTCTACCACGAACAAACCGTACAGTGGTTTGTAAATTCTGTGAATCAGATAGAATCTTAAATCCTGATCAATATCAGAGTTTATTTGACCTACATGGCAGTGAAGAGAAAATTTCACAAGAATTCTGCTGTAAACCCTGTGAAATGAACATGAAGAATAATCCTTTTTCTTTTTGGGCAATATACGGTGATCATTTACAAGTGTTAAGTAAGAATCTTAGAACTGCATTTGACTTATATAAGTCTTCTTCCAAGAGTCCTGCTGATGCAGTTGCATTACAGAATATGAGCATTGCCTTCTTAAAAGAAGCTAAAATACTTGAGCCAAATTTCGAGTTTATAATTATAGATTATCTTCCAGTAGGAATGAAAATAAAGAATTTTCCTTTTGTAGGAACTGTTATTTTAAATGTTTATGAAAACAAAAAACAAAGAATCACTATCATCGGTTAATTATGAATTAATGTCTGAGTATGATATGAGTGAACAAGAATTTTGTAATTGGCTCGCTCTTTGTAATGCTCTTAAATTTATTAACAATACATCAGAATTAACTGGAAAACATGTTGATGAAAAAGATATTAATTATAGAGAAATGATTAATTATATTAGTGCTGTTAGCGGAGATATTGCTACATGCTTACGAGAAAAGCGAGGTGTTCCTTTTAAATATAGTTTAGATGCAACTTTAAAAGAAAGTTTAGAAATAGAAGATTTAACTTATGAATTCTTAAACTGAAAATAAAAACTGAGAGAAATCTCAGTTTTTATTTTATATATTCATAATTACATTTATATAAAATAAAAATTTGATTTTCTCTATAAGTAATACTATATATGGCACTCGGTACTATTAAAGACGCTTATGATATTTTTCAGAAACATGATTTCTCACGCTCATTTCAGTTGAGATTTTTAGATATTAATGCTCCTGGCAACGCAGGAAAAAAATTAAAAGAGGAACTTGTAGACAACAATGGTCGTTATTACATTACTACTATGGTTGTTCCAGGTAGAACAGTTCAGAATATTGATGTTCCTTATCAAGGATTTCAATTTAAACTTCCTGGTCAAGTTTCTTATGATACTCCGAACCCATGGCAAATAGCTATTCGAACACCAGGAGACTATATTGTAAGAAATGCTCTCGAACAACTCTCTTTTCAAACTGCAAATGATGAAACTGGATGTGGTGTTTCTAACCTTCCTTGTAAAGACATTTTGATAAAAATTGGTGTTTTAGATTCAAAATGTGCGATAATGCGTGCATATGTTCTTCACGGCGTATATATTCAGAATATTTCTGAAATTAGTTACAATCAAGAAAATACAGAAGGAACAACTTTTAATGCGTCTTTCCACTATCAATACTGGCGTCCAAGCACAGATGGCATTGGTAAAGATGCACCTACTCCAGCAAACTTAGACAACGTATTCGACACATACTCTAATAATATAGCTGCGGCGAAGGGTGAATGTCCAACAGTATAAGAACTTCTTATATAATATAAGGGAAAAAACGCACTGATTTCTCAGTGCGTTTTTTTTAACAATGTTTTTATATTTTACAGGTTTCGATCAATATAAGATGCAATCCATTTAAAGGAAAGACCTTTATCAGAGAAATCTGAAATCTTTTCAATAAAGTCATAATTCTGATATAGTGGAAGAGGAAGAAAACGATAGTGTTTTCCGCTTGGAAAAACACGCTTTGCAATGTCTCTATCATCAATACCAGCTACTCTGTAAGCTACACCTACAGCATCATAAGACTTGTCTTCTGGATTATACATTAGTCCAGCACCTTCTTTATATTTTCCACTACGAAGTGCCTCAGTCCATTTACGTTTGAAGCCTTCGGATAGTTTTACTTTTTCGTTTGTTGTTTCGTTAAACATAGAACTTATTATAACACTTTTTCTTTGCTTTTGCAACTAAAATTTTCGAGAAATTCTTCCTTTTTCTGTGTCTGTTACACTCATTTCAATAAGAACGTTATCACCTAAATCTGGTTTAATAAATTTTTTACTCATTTTACCACAAAGATAACAAAGTATTTCTTTTTCAAAGTTTGATAACTTTGCTCTATACATAGCATTAGGTAATACTTTTGTAATAGTACCTTTAACTTCAATAATTTCTGTTTTCATAAAAGTATTTAATAAGGCACTAATACGTTTTTCAACCTGGTTTTCTCAATTCCCTTACTATGTAATTCTGCCGACCACGTTTTAATTTTTACTGATTACGTTTTGAGATTTAAAAAGTCAAAAATTTAAACTTTAAAATTCAAAATCAGAATCGAGAATTTAGGTCAATACATTGAAGTATTGATAATGGCTTTTCCGTTTCAGGGAAGAGAGAAAAATTATACAAAATCTATTTTTGTAATTGCATTAAACTCGTCAATTTTATCTTGAAGAAAATCAAGACGCTTCTTGTTTTCTTTAACGAGATTGTTCTTAGACGATTCATCAATAAAAGAGTTCCAAACAACTGTTTTAAGAGAAGAGTTTACACCATAACCAATTTGTGTATCTTCTTTACCTTCTTTAATTGGTAGGCTTTCAAGAAAAGAAATTGTGCCTTTAGTTTCTGCAAGATCAACTAGATATGGAGTAATCGGTGATGTTGCTATAGCAATTTTACTCTTTAACTCAACAATACGATTAGAAGTGTTTTGAATATCTTCCCAAACTTTAGGAAGTTGAACACTTTTTTGTTCACGACTTTCATTTGGAAGAGAGTTGTGTTGACGAGCAACAGCTTGTAAGCTTGATAATTCTCCAACAAGACGGTTTTTTACTTTTAGTGCTTTTGCTAAGGTAATCATAGGATTGTTATAATACTATAACAATGTAACTATGTCAATAATTTTCTTGAACTTTTTCTATACTGTATGTATTGTTACAATGAACTTGAACTTGATTTGTTAAAAAATGCATAACTTTTCCACCATCTTTTAAAGCAACTGTCCAAACATCGTTTTCATGCATACCATTTTCTTTAATATACAAGAGAAATCCGTCGCCTATAGGTGTTACCACGGGAATTGGATATCTTGGTTCATAAATCATATTGATTAATTATTTGTTTTTCTTAAAACAAGAAATGATCTTTTTAATTATACTCCATGAAATAATTGGAATAAATCCTTTTTTGTAGCCATAATTCTCGTCATTTTTTGATTCGTGTGCGTTTTGTAAACGCTGATTTCGTATAGTCCAACTCTCGTTATCTTCTTTCATAGTAAACTTGTTAATTTACAATATTTAATCAGGAAATCAATCTTTTTTACGAAAAAAATCAAAAATTATGGCAACTACTCCACAGAGTATAATAATTTGTGTAAACACTCCGCAAACTACTAACGTAAAAAACGCTTGTAAAACTGAACTGTTAAATGGAACCACATTACAATCTTTACAAGAACGAATATAATTTTGCATAAAGTATAAACCTCCTAATGAATAAATAGTGTAATAAATAATACCATACCAAATAAAATCTCTTGTAAATATATTTTCTAGCATATTTAATATTATACTACAAATAGACGTTTGTGTCAATAAATATTTTCAATGTATTTTAATTCTTTAAGCTCATCTGGTTACGAAAACGAACTCATACAAATAAATTTCAATGAGGTAAATCCTCCATTCCAAAATGCACGTATAGGAACTCGTTTTTATCATTTTTACTATGATACTTGGAATGAAAAAATTAATTTCAGTAATATCACTGTAAATACATTAACTGGTAATAATGACTGGAACAGAACAATCACAAATGCATACGCAAAAGATTACGTATTATCTGGTTTTGAAGTAGATGATGAAATTTTAGCGGAAAATGTTTCTTATGCAATATCGCCAACAGTTTTCGGAAATCCAAATGATTTTCAAAAATTATTATGGAGAGTAAATGGAAATCGCGAATTTTTATATTTCAATTATATTGCTGGAACTGGTGCAGCTAGTATTTATCCAAGCCATGTTTATCCAAAAATAGAGAAGATAGATAATAATACTTTAAGAGTTTCTGCTTGTATGATGCCTGCTACAGGATTTGACGGTCTTGTTACATACACGGATTTTAAACAAAAAGTTGCAGCAAACCCTTCTGTTCTAATTGGTTTACCAAACTTATTAAGTGCCACAAATGTTGGAACAAAAGCACATACTCCATATGTTAGCAAAACAAGAATCAACAGTCTTTTAGGAACAAACAGAAATTTTATCAGAAATTATTATTTAGCATCTGTTGGAAAAAATATTATAGCAAATAGCTTTAAAATTGAAGTTCCTGTTTTAACATCAAGAGTTGATCCCGAAATTAGTGGAGAAAATGGATATAATTTAACATTTACCACTGGAAGTGTTACGGGGCAACCTAAAAATATATCATCATCATTAATAAATCTTTCATGTCTTACAAGTGAAAATTTATCAGGATTAAATATAGCTTATCCTTATACTCCAACATATAGTCGTTTAAACCCTAGCACAGGTCAATTATGGTTATATTTCAGAGAACCACTTTGGATTGAACCAAATGCTCCAATTACAGTAACATATCAAACAAGTTCTTTTCAACCAAATATTTCTATAACTAATAATACTATAGGAAGCAATGCTAATTACTGGGAAATTTCTGCTAACGATGTAAATCCTGTTAGATCTGGTGTTTTCTATTACAACTATAAATTTGCAAGAGGAACATATTATGATAATAATGCAGAAGACGCATTTACCATTTCTTTCCTACCATCTTCTTTTGTAACAAATATTGCTTATAGTGCAATAACTGTTGATACAGTTATGGTTGATAACTATTATCAAACAAGTTTCCAACTAACCGACACTACAAAAACTAAATTAGTAAAAAGATTTGTTGAACAAACAAATGATAATTCTTTGAGTGCAGTTCATATGAATAGCACTCAAAGAATTAAAAATAATACATGGTTTCGTGCTGATGGACCTATAAAGTTTTATAACAATAATGTAGGAAATCGTCACTTTGTAAAAATTCAATTATCGTCTTATACAGGAGCAATTTACGAAGAAGAAAAACAAATAGAATTTTTGATTAATAAAAAAGATATTATTTTTTCTCCATTAATCACAGAAAGCGGATCAAATTCTGCAACAATAACAACAATCATTTATCCATCTCAAAGTGATGATTTTGGTTTTAAATGGGCAGCAATTCCGCCAGAAAACGTTGTGTTTAAAAATTTAGATGGTGAAACTCTTTCTGCAAATGTATTTTATTCAAATATAACAGATGTTCAAGTACAGTATCTTGGTGTTGATAAAACAGAAATAGTTGTTTATTCAGAAGAGTATGCAACTTCTGCATCAACATTTTGGTTTCCTCCAAGCACTGTTGTAAACGACATGTATCTTGAAATAAAAGGACAAATAGATGACAATAACAAAACTGGAACTGGAACCATTAGTGCATTTTGTAATCGCAATGGACGCTCCTATCGTGTTCCAGTAGATGCAAATATTATTTGGGACGAAGTTGCAGATGATTCTCGCGGAGCTATAAGTTTCACTACAAGAAACGGTTCTCGAAATGTTGATAAAGGAACAATATACTCATCTTCTAATGATTATTCTTTAATAAATACAACTATAAGCAGTATTCCTGTAGATCAAAATCCTAAATATATTCTTTTCAACGTTACATGCAATGCATCAAGAGGAGATTTTGCATTAAACTCTTCTAAACTATTCCTTTATCGTGAATATCCATCAGGAAACTTATTATCAGTTAGTGCAACAAGTGGAAATAATAGTTTGTTTAGTAACTTAAATAGACAAAATATTGTTTTTACAACAAGTGCAAATTTAACTCTTAGTGCAATTTATCCAAACCTTAACACAAGTACAATTCGTTGGGAAGCATTCCGCGCAACAGTCAGCGGAAACCTAGTTCCTTTCTTATATGGAACAGGAAACAATTTTAATTTCTCATTATCAACACTGAGTAGTGTTTGTGTTCAAGTTTCTGCATTATCTGCAAAACCTTTTCAAGGAGATTTTAAAAGATATAATTTTGAAGACAAAGTGTGCTTCTATTATTTGAGTTCTCTTACAAATCTAAACTATATAGGTTTTCCTGAAAATCAATATAATCCAACAAGAAAAGCAGCAAATTCTGTTGTAGATTATGGAAAGTGTGGTAGCGGTTATGAAAATACAGTTTTCAGCATGTATACAAGTTCACATGGTATGACATCTTATAAACCGTGTCATACTGAAAATTTTTATTTTTCTGCAAGTCCAGGTTTTACCAAATATGTATGGAATGTAGGTAATATTGTAGCAGAGTCAAATTCAAATAAAATAATTATTCCAGTTTCTTATCAGAATGTTTCTGCAAATAACAACATACGTGTTAGTGCTTTTAATGATATATTTTTAGAAACTGACCCTATTACTAATTTTAATTTTGCATCTTCTAATAATAGTAATGTTTATCGTCAACGAATTTCATTTTTAGATTTTCCAAACCCCTCTGTAAGTATAGAGCTAACAAATAATGTTGTTAATACAAATCTTTATTCGTCACTTCCTCGATTAATCGCAACAATAAACTCTGGTAATTTTGATATTACCGATTATACATTCAATATCGTGTTAAGTAGTGCAGATTTTGTTCAAACAAAACTTGTTCAAAATAATCGTTCTGTATTTAATGCATTAATTAACATTGGAATCGAAGATTCTGATTTTATTATTAATGAAAATTCATTTAACAAATGTGTAATTTTTCTTAGCGGAAACGCATCAGTAACAATAAACGGTTTTGATTTTTGTTCAACAAGCAATCCAGTGTCTTCGAATATCTTAGGTCTTTCGGCTTACAATGGACCTAACTTAGAACTCTACTGTGAGAAAAACATTGTTTCCGCAGGTGAAACTGTAACATTCTATAACGGTAGTAATAAGAACTTTATAAGTGTTCCGTTTATAAACTTTCAGTCATTCACATTTGATAACGGTGAAGGATCAATTAGCTATCCTCTTTCTGGTAGTTTATACTTTACAACAACTTACTCTACAGAAGGCTCAAAAACACCTTCTCTTACAGGAGTATTGAACACTGGTGAAACTGTTGTAGCAAGTTGGAAAGATTTTATTTCTGTGAAAAATTCATTTGAAAATTACGATTCTAATATCTCAAGAGCATTTTATGAAAAGTTAGAGTTACCTTATAATTTAGATAGTGTTCGTGTAAAGCCTAATGATTGGCAATATGCAAGTACGCTTAATAGTTCTTTTGATAAGTTTAAGACTAACATATATTACTTGAGTGCATCTTGTGCAATTAATAACATTAACTTCCCAAAAGCATATGGTGGTTATCTTGGAACACGTTTTGGTAACTTTAAGTGGCACACACAATATGCTGCTGAAAACCTTCAAAATGACTTGTTTTATAGTCTTCGTAGTGCTCAGATAGTAAATGAAAAGGCAATCATTCTTAACGGAAATAATATTGAAATTTTTGATATTTCAGAAAATCCATCTAAATTATTCTCAACAAACAGAATAAGTGATGCAGAAGTTTTATTAAACCCTGTAAAACTAAATTATCTAAGCGTTGAGAAAAGACTATATGTTCTTGATAATACTAAAAAAATAATATATGTTTGTAACTTTGATATAAACAATCCTTCTGATATTGAATTAACTCATTATTGGGGTGGAGTTGGCAGTAAAGAAGACCGAACCAAATTTAATAATCCAGTAGATTTCTGCTTAGATAATAAGAAAAATCTTTATGTAGTTGACAGTGATTCGGCCATTATTAAAGTTTATAATAAAAACTTAAATTGGATCAGAAATATATCAATTTCAAATTTTGATAATAACAATCCATTAAGCATTTCTGAAAAAAATGGTTTGTTTTGTGTATCTACACAAAACAGCATTAATATATTAATGGATGAATTTGGTAATGTTTTAGAAAATATAACACATTCTGGAAGCACAAAATCAATTTTAAGTACTTTACATGAAGGTATAATTTATATAGTAAATGGTAAAAACATAGCCAAATATACTATTAATAATACATTTATCAATGAAAATACATTTAATGATAATGTAGTTGATATTGTATTTGATGAGTTTCATGGTTATGTAGTGTTCAGCGATTACATTCTTAAGTTTGTTGACTTTATCGAAATTAATAAAGTTATAAATAATAACGAGTCTCTTTCTGGTTTTAACTGGAATAGTATTTTTATAAATGAAAATGAATTTGTAACGGATTATATTTACAACGATTCATTTAAGAAAATACATGACAACATTTCTCTTCTAAATGGTAGAATCGAAGAACGCTTAATAGTAGACTTAGATAGATATTACAGAGTAATTAATCAGACCACAACAGCATACACTCCGAGTGCAATAACAGATCACGATATTTTTATTGCAACAAATGAACCTGTTCTTTATGATACTATAAACCGTGGAATTGAAAACTTATACTCTAATGTAGAAGAATTAAAAGATAATATTTCTGCAACATTCTCGATTCCAAATAACAATAATAATATTCAGTGGAGATGGAGCTATCACTATATTGATAGTATTCAATTACCAACATTAGATAAAAATCCTGTTTCTTGGAAAGAAATGACAAGCTCTAAAATAATAGGAAGTAATCATCTTAGTGCATACTCTGCATGGTGGACAACTAGAGAAGGTCGAGGCGGTAATCACTCTGAAATTTGTTGGAATTATGAACAACTTCAGTGTAACAGCTTGTTTCCTCTTTCTTGGCATGACACTGAATGCGGTAACTTATCTGGACATATTTTCACATGGAAAGATTTTGAAAAAGATTGTTGTGTTCTTCCTGATTTTGTTTTTGCAGATTGTGTATCTACTTGCTAAATAATATAAAATGGATTACCCAAGACAAATTTGTAAAATAACAAACAATCAAATAGTTTTCCCTATTAAGGATTATGAGAGCGTAGGCGATTCATTATCATCAATAAACTACAATTTCAATGCATTAGACATTTATACTTGTAATTTTGAATATAGTGCCTCAAGTTTATGGAACTCAATTTATAATCAATTTAGTGAAAACAGTGCAAATTGGGTGAGTACCATGAATCTTGTTAAAACAAATTCAGGATGTTGGACAGATACTTATAACAGTGTTAGAACTTTAAGTTCTGTTTGGTTAAAGCCTATTTCTCTCATTTATCCTTATGCTTCGGAATTTAATATTGATGGCGCAACAAATGATCTTATCTCTGTTGTTACAAATTGGATAAACGAAACACTACCAGTTTTTAGCGGAACATGTTTTAACTTTATTGTTGGTCAAGAACTTTATATATTCACACCTCTTTATTCAGAATTGAATCGTGTTCTTTCACAATCTAAAATAACAGGTAAAAAAAGTGTTAAAGTTCGATATTCGTGTTCGTGTATTGGTAAAGGCACACAAGTAGGCTTTACTAATGGCACTGTTGATTGCGGAGCACAAACACTAGACGTTCAACTTCCTGATAGATATGTAAGCGAATTTGTAGGTTTAAAATATATTGTTGATGACACTGTTTCAAGATGGGTTTACTCCTCTTCACTTTATAATTAAAATGATTCAACAAATTTCTCAATATGAATATCTAGGAAATAGTTTACAGAAATTTAATTCGAATATGAACGAATTAAATGTTCGAATAGACCATCTTTATTCCGATTCAAACAAATGGAATAGTATGACCAATACTTTATCTGCATTGTTGTCCTCGCTTAATTCATTTTCAACATTAGTAGCATCAAATTCCTCAAACTGGAAAAGAAGTTCCGATTTAGTTTATAACCTTCGTGGATATTGGGAAGAACCTATTATGGTTGTTTACAAAAATACATTCAACTGTGTAGCAAATATGACAGAAATTGAAACATGGTTAAATGATAATTTTCCGTCTTCAAATTTTTCTCCAACACAAATAATGCGTTGCGACTTTTTATGTAAAAATTATAGTGCAGAAGGTCTTGCAGGAGTACGAATTAGAGAATATAAACCAGAAGTTCAAGAATTACTTGCAGCAAACTATTCTGTAACTGTTGGTGAAATTTATGATTTCTTAAGTTATAAAAATATATTAGAATCTCTTATTGTTGTATTCAACTCTCTTTTTAGAAAATATGGAAAAGAAAGCTTAAACATCTCTGGTATAGATGCAATGACAGAAATAGTAAACTATGTTTATTATAATGTTAACACAGATTCTTTTGAATCTGCTGAATTAATCAAATTAAGCCAAACTGATTTAAAAATGTTTCATTCATATGTGTATCAATATGAAACAGCTATTGTAAAATATAACCTTTTTGTTCAACGTAATTTTTTGAATATTCCAAACAATGTTCTTGTTCAATTTGAACCTCGTAATATATCAAACTATACTGGTGGACGATTCTTTTTTAAAATAAGAAATAAACGCTGGAGTTATCACGATTATAAGAACATTGAATTTTGTGCAGCAAACTTATGCAATGATTGCTTTGAGGCATTACCTATAAATGAGCTTTATATAGGTGAAAAAGACTGCCCACAAAGATTTAAATATCTCTTAACAGAATGTGAATTTGAACCACCATATGTATCTCCGTCTGTTGGGCCATTAATGCTAAACGTTCCTGATAACGAAGATTATAACATATTAGACCATTTATTCTCATGAAAAAAATATCAAAAGACGACAATTTTAATAATTATATAAACAAGTTTATAGATATAAACATTGAAGGAACTGTACGTAAATTTTCTGTTTCTAAAATAGATTCTGGTAGTATAACTACAAACGCAGGAATTTTATTTCCAAATACTTTCTCTATATTAAGAGAAAGTCCTGTACAAGAATGTCTTATATGTGAAGATCCGTGTGCTTTTAGTGTTCCGATTATAGAACTTAATTTCCGTGGTAAAGGAAATTGGGCAGACTATAACTATTTAATAAATAATAAGATTAATGAGACACACGATGTATTTGTAAATAACCACAAAGTTTGTAGAATAGATACAAAAGTTCTTTCTGCGGCGTTTAATAGACTTTGGTTAATACCTTTTTATTCTAACAATGTTCAAATACCTAATTTCTTTGATGATCAAAAGAGTACGCCTACTGTTAGTATCCAAACATCATGTGTATTTTTCGATCCTTCATTTTATAATTCAAAAGATTGGAATTCTTTAACAATACAACCAGTATCGGCATATAATCCTAGTAGTGAATCAGATCCTATTCGTCCTGTTGAAACTTTTTATACATATTTTTATGAAGATCTATACCAGACCGAATACAGCACCCTCACTGCTGCATTTCGTAGAGTTACTTGTAGTATTTTAACAAATAAAATATTATTAAACTCCACAGGAGTTTCTTCAGTTTCGTGTGCTGCTTGGCGACAATATGATGTAAATAAAACTGCTGGAAGAGTTTTTATAAATTCGTGTTATGGTACAGATTGTTCGTATCTTTCTACTGATCTTAAATTTGGTACTTTAATGCAACCTGCTTCGACATTTTTCCTTGATTTAGATCCTTGTCAAAATCCAAATGAATATTCTTCGGGGTTTACGTATGATATGGATAATTATTATACAAACATTTCGTCTTATGATTATAGACCTGCGTATATAGAAACTGGCACTGATTATGCGCCTGCTTTAAGAAAATATATTTTTTATAAGGATTGCAGTCTTACTGATACAATAGAATTATATTGGGGATCGAATGATGCGGCTCCGAGGCATTATTTATGGTTTTCAGATTTAGGATTAAATGGTTATACTGGTAATTTTTATGTAGCTAATGCATATACGTATGGACCCTTAATAACTGTTGTTGATGGAAATGTAACTAACAGTGAACCATGTTCATAAAATTATGAATGATAAAAAAATTATAATGGCAGGTCTTGCCAACAACAAAACTTCATTAGGTGAAGTTTTTCGTAGATATGTAGATTGTTTCAAAACATTCAGCAAACCTGATGTTTTTGATTTACAACCTTTTACAAAAAACCAGGAGTTTAAATTAAATTTGTTTCCACAATATACTGGACCAATAAATCATGATATTAAATACTTTCACTCTACTTTTAATCTTTATCGTGCAATAAAAGAAAAAACCAAACCTTTTCCAAGAAGTTCAGATGTTAAAAAGATTGGTTATTTTGTTTGGGAAAGTTCCGAATTACATAATCAGGATGCTGAAGTTTTAAAAGATTTTGATGAAATATGGACTGCAAGCAACTATTGTAAAGATATTTTTTCACAATATATAGATTCAAATCTTATAAAAGTAGTTCCTCATCCTATTCCAATTCCAGCTAAACTTCCTAAAAAATACAAAAATTTTACAATACTAATTATGGGAAATATTTCTAGTAATGTAGATCGTAAAAATATTGTTGGTAATTTAGAAGTTGCTAAAATTATAAAACAAAAATACAAAGAAGTTAACGTAATTTTTAAAACTTTTACTGGTTCAGACAAGGAGCGTGATCTTTTAAAACAAATTATAGGAGATTTTAAAATAAAAGTTATTGACGAATATTATTCCTCTGAAAAAGTTCAAGACCTTATTGGTAAATGTCATGTAATTTTATCTCTTCATCGTAGTGAAGGTTTCGGTTTAACTCTTGCAGAAGCAATGGCTATTGGCACCATTCCTATAGCTACCGGATATTCAGGAAATATTGATTTTATGAAAGATGTTGACTTTTTAGTAGATTATAAATTAGTAGATGTAGATATTCCTTATTTCAAAGGTCAATGGGCAGACGCTAATATTGATGATGCTATTGATAAAATAATAAAATTTTTAAAACAAAGTACAGACCAATATAATTGTATTTTAGAAATAAAAGATAATATAACAAACAATTTATGCTATCCTGTAATATCACAGCTAATAAAAGACAATATAGTTTGATTTTAAGAAAATTATAACCTAAATACCTAAATGATTATAGATAAAAATAAATTAGTTTTTAGAGAAAAAACTACAGATAAAAGTATATTTGAAGATGTTTTTGAATTAAATGAATATAATATCAGTTCATTTACTGAAGATTCTGTAATAGTAGATATAGGAGCACATATAGGATCTTTCTCGCTAAAAGCATTTTCTTTAGGAGCTAAAAAAATATTTTGTTTTGAGGCTAATACAGAAAATTTTATAGTTTGTAATTATAATTGTTCTTCATATAACATAAATGTTTACAATAAAGCAGTAAGAGGTAATTATAATTTAATAAAAGTAGGTAGTCGTCCGGGTGATAATTTAAATTCAGATAATATGAATATGGGAGGGTTATCAATATCTCACGGCGAGAATATAGAAGTAATATCTTTAGAAGACATTTTAAAACAAGTAGGAGGAAAAATATCTCTACTTAAATTAGATTGTGAAGGTTCAGAATATCCAATAATTTTTGAGAGTAATCCAGAAATTTTTAATAACATTGATTATATCATAGGAGAATTTCATCCAGGAACTCTACCTATAAACTACTGTGAAGGTTTTCTAAATTCTCCTGAAAATTTAGAAAATTATTTTAAAAAATTAAATTATGACACAGAATTTACAAACGGAACTGAAAAAGATTACGGATATTTTGTATGTAGAAGATCATGAAAGATATGATCTTATGTATAATCTAGTAGGTGGTTTAGGTGATATTATAAATCAGCTTTTCTATTTTCCTTTATACGAACATATACTTGAGCAAAGTAAAAATAAAAAAATAATCATTAATATTTGTTATGCTAATCCTTTTTCAAAAGAAATATTTTATCATTTACCTAATAAAAATAATTTAAAAATTAATATATTTGATGATTATTATACAATTTTTCAGAAAATGTAAACTTTAAATTTTTTCCTGCACAAAACTATGATTATATAATAGAAAAAATAAACAAAGTTAAAGAATTTTCAAATAAAAAAAATATTTTAAATCAATTATTTTTATTAAAAGCATGTAATGATCTTAAAAAGATACATGAACATGAAAATAATTTTAAATACGATTTAGTTTTTAGATGTCGTCCAGATGCTGTATATCTTACTTCTATAGAAAATTATGATTTTAAAGTATTACCTTTTTTAGACCAAACTACATTATCACAGAATATTAATAATTGGAATAATCTATTTTGTATTGTTTTAGAACCTGCTCATATGCAAGAATATATCAAACCATACACACATAAAAAAAATAATATGATTGTGGATGATATAATATATTTTGGTAGTTCTGAAATAATGGATATAGTTTGTGAAAGATATGATTATGTTGAAGAATATGTTACATATAATAATGCATTTCATCCAGAATTATTTTTCGGATATACTATATTTAACAATTTAAAAAAGGATAATATCTTTAGAATACATTTCCAAAGATCTTTAATTAGATAATACGATAAAATTAATAGTATTTGCATATATATTATCGTTTATAATTAAATAGATACGTATTTACATTTATGAAAAAATTTTTAATATCTTCTCCAATGAGAGTTGGATCAACATTAATTGGAAGAATATCTTGTAGACTATTTTATCAAAAAGAC